AGGTGTATTAAATCTATCGTAATCCTGCTATTTTTAAGATAGCACCCAATTCACCACTTTCTCTAGTTACTGGCTTGCCTTTTGGTGGAGGCGCTGTGGCACCATCTGGAGGACTTGGTACATTATTGGTCACAGGCTTAAACTTGGGATTAGTTGGCTTTGGAGGTGATGATGGTTTATTATATGCCTGTGCACCACCGCCTGCTCTTGCGCTTCCATAATTTGGGCTCATTTGTCCGCTTACAATACCTTCTTCTGCGCCTTGGTCAAAACTTGGTGTTTTAATACCTGATAATTCCAACATACGAGCCTGTTCATATCGTGAGTGATGACGCTCTTTAAGTTTGCTCATTATACGACCACAGGCACCTTCTACCATACGATCAAACATTTCTGCTTTAGGATGTTTTGGATCAATACGATATTTTTCCTTTAACTCCTTACACATCTTTGTGACAAAGCCTTCTTCACCAATAGTAAATGTACCATTGTTCTCATTGAAGAACCCACTAACACGACTAAAGATTTCATCTACTATACGGTGCATCATCTTTCCTTCCATCATAGGGGCAGGATTTGGTACCATTGGTCCTGGTGCTGCTCCACCGGCTGCTGCCATAGGATCCATTGGAGGTGCTGCTGGTGCTGCCATATCAGGTGCAGGCGGTGCAGCGGCTTCAGGAGGAGGTGCTGCTGGTGCTGGGGCAGGTGGTTGTGCGGGTGGGGGAGGAGCTGCTGGCACTGCGCTTGCTCCATCAAATCCTAAACGATCACTTAAGTCTGTTCCATTCTCTGCATCATAACTTCTTAAAAATTCATTAATGATTGGTCTAGCATCCATTTCATCTAAACCTAAATCAGCTAACAGAGCAAATGCTTTATTAAGTTTTTTCTCATCAATCATTCCGGCAACACTATCTATAGCATTATCACCATTTGTACCTAATGGAACTTCACTGGCAAATAATTGTTTCAATTGTTCCATTGCTTGATTTTGTACTTCCTCATCACCACTAAAAACATCATCTGTTTCACTGACAATTTGATTCAAATACTGTTCAAATGTACTAAATTCTTTAACGTCTTTTTCCTTACCTTTCATAGCCTGCTTGGCAAGATGTTTAGCACGACTTTGTCCACCATGTTCGGCCTTGTCACCGGCATCTTTCTTTTTCTTAGGAGGATCAGGATCAAATGGTGGATCATTTTCATCATACTCTTTATCACCTTCTAGGATATCATCTGCTGATAACTCTTTAATAGGTATTTGTGTTTCATCAACTAACTTATAGATATATGGAAAGGCATCTTTAAGTTCTTCATTAAAACTACGTACGGTTAGTCTATCAACCCAATCATTTAATATATCTTCTGGGACTTCATTCTTTTCCGCTACACTGAAACTTTCTCTAAACTGACCGTAATATTTTTGTGTTTGTAGTGCGTGAATTTCTTCTTTAATACCAGCTATACGCTCAATCACTTTTTCCTGTACAGTGCTCATATTCTCACTGATTACAGGACTACGATCAACATAATTCTTGAATATTCTTAACTTACCTAATTCTTCACTTAGTCCAATAATATAGTTGCCAATATCATCAAAGAAACTACCACCTTCGCTGATATGGTGAGCCATTGCTCTGGCACCATTTAAGTGTTTAATTGGATAGCGAAAACGTTCTCCTATGCTGTTTTCCACATAGATATTTTCAATATGTTGAGTACGTCCGTTTGGAGCATTAAAGTTAATAGGCTGTGTGTGCCTTACTATAATCTTTGCTTCACCCATTTCTTGGTAGCTAGTCTTGCTAGTACCAAATAATTTTGATTCATTCATATTACCTTCCCCGATAGAGTGACGTCTTACTAGATTACTTTGACTTGGGTTTTGTGCGTTAAAATTAAGTCCATGTGTTTGAGCAAATTTTGGTAATATGCTACGGATAAATCTATCCCAAGACCTACTTTGAACCTGTTCATTCCAACTAACATCTAATCCAGGACTGCCATCCCCTTCTTCTTTTTCGTTTAGACTGACTGTTACATTAACTAATTTTTCACCACTTTCATCTACAAAATCAAAATTAAATTTACGGGCATCTTGATCTTTAAGATTTACTCCATCAATAGGTTTATCGTCTGCTGTACTCTTTTTTAGACTGGGAAATCTAGTCTGTAATTGACGACCCAAATCTACAGCTATGCGTTGAAAATTAGCACTCATAGTAATATTTATTAGAAACTTTGGGAAAGGAAGATTGGTAATGGCGCAACAAAATCATCCTCTGTGTGTACACCGCTGAGGCTTTCAAACACTCTAGGATCCCAATCTGCTACTAGATTACTCATTCTACATAGTAATAATAAAGCACTGACAAGATCATCGTGTTCACCCTCTTTAGCTTTGAAAGTAAAGCCATGTGCTATAAATGACTTTAATTCTGTGATCATAGGGCGACTGGCTATATCCATTTGTCCTGTCTCTATAAGAGCTTTTAATCTAGCACAAGCAGCAATTTTAGCACTATGCGTGGTGTTAAATCCTTTTCGAAACTTGCGTACATGTCCTTTGCGTATTGGTTCGCTTACCATAAGTCCAGGAAATTTTTCTTCACCTTGATCACGTATAACAACAAGTCCTGCCTCACCTACGGTATTATTTTCTATACTCCAATAAATGTTGTTTGGGTTTACTTTTTCAGCTAGATGATCTAATATATCTTTTAATACCTTAATCTGACCCTGTATTGGTGTAATATTATGATACCACTCTGCTATTTGCTTGAATGTAGGAAGTTCAAACACTACAATAGCACTATAGTTTCCACCAGTACCTAAACTAGGATCCAATGCTACAAGATATAGCATTTCTGGATCTATCTTACGATACCAACGTGTTTGCCCCATTTTCCATATAGGATCACGTCCAACAAGTTCACTTAATCTAATACTGTTGATCAGCGTTTCATCATAGATCAAGAACTCACAGCCATATTCACGACGGAAACGTTCTTCACCAATACGACCTTGTTCTTCTCTAGCCCACTTCTCATCACGATCTGGGTGTTCATTCCAACTACAAGTAAACGGGAAGAATCCATTCAATCCCAGTTCTGCCTCATTGCCAAACTCGTCAAACTTATTATTAGCTTCTTTCCATATATTAGCAAAAGTATCCTCATCACTGTTTGGGGTACTGGTAATAATAGCACGACCACCAGTTGCTAGTGTTGGAGATATTGAAGTCCAAAACTCGTCAGCAATATTAGGTGGAACGAAAGCAAACTCATCACAGTATAGTAGGGATATGGACATACCACGACCAGTATTACCAGTAGTTGTAGCACTGACAATACGACTACCGTTATCAAATTCTATACTACCTTTGTTATAGTTTATAACACCACAACGTATAAAATCAGGACACAATTCATAAGCATAACGTAATCGTTGCATAATTTCGTATGCACCAGTGTATTTGTGTGCTGCTATAAGAATTGTTTGATCTGGGTTAAACATAGCATACCATAACAAATAACACACAGCACAGGTAGTTTTGCCCATCTGACGTGGTAGCATATTAACTGTGAACCTATGATTATGATAGGCATGCATGAGCCTTTCTTGAAAGTCAAAAGGTTCAAATAACAACTTACCTTGTACAGGATGTTGAATATAGTAGAAGTTTTTGCTAAAATGTAGATATCCAGTATCAGGATCGCTACATAGTAGCAAATCCTGAATCTGTTGTTCTGTAAATTTTTCTTTCTTGTGTGCTTTTTTAGTTAGTACACCATCTAACGACTTAACCATTATCTAACTTTAATTTCTTTGTATAAATTTAGTAAACGATAGCGTAAGTTTTCACTCATCTGCTGCATGGGGTTATCACCACCTGCTACTTTAGGAAATGTCTTTTTTGGTCTATCTAAACCTTCACCGCTACCATCTGTTCCTGACATACGATCAAATCCTGCGGCCATACGTTCCTGTGGTTCATTAGAATATTCTTCATCCACATCTGGTTCACGACCAAACATAGGTTTTTGTCCATCTGAATCATCATCGCCGCCCATGTCATCACTTGGAGGTTCATCCCCACTATCATCCATGTCTGGACTACCATCTGGACCCATATCAGAACTATCATCTTGGCCATCTGATCCTATGCTTAATATACCGCCTGCTGGTCCTGCATCTGGATCATCCATTCCCATGCCACTGTCGTCGCCTTTGCCTTGTAGAATGTTTAGTAGTTCACGTATACCTTCTGCACCACTAGCGTTCATATTAACACTCATAGTAGTTGGACGTTCGTCCATACCACCTATTGGGCTCATACCCATCATGCCACATTCTTCTACTGGCTGTTCACTTTCGTTTAGGATTTGGCGTCCTTGATCTAAATCTGCTATTTTTTTATAAAGTTTGTTAAAATCCATGTTAGCGTCCTTTTTCTTTTGGTGATGATCCTGTAGGCACGCTCTTGGCTAATAACTGATCATTTACACCTTTAACTTGTTCACCTGCGTGTTTTACTTTACCCAACTCTTGTAAGAAGCTAAGTCTTTTATCTCCTACAAGATGTTGATAATTGGATTCTTCGTATGGTTTGCTCAATAAAGCTTCTGTGCTTGTACCAATTCTTTTATATGCTTCTATATTATTAGTTTGTTCTGCGTCTTCAGAATCAGTTTTAACTCTGATACATGATGTGTGTACTCTTAGCTTTTCTGCTAGATATGTAGCTAATTCTACTGTGTTAGCAGGATAGTTACAGGTAACATCAAATATATTTACATGAGTAAATTTTTGATCAGGAAAGTCTAAAGGAGACTCTGTTATAGGAGTTCTTTTAGGTTTACTTACATTAGTACAGTCAAATTTGTTCAAAGCAATTTTCATTTGCTCACTGACTTTTTTATCGACTTCACCTGCGATCTTTATTTTAAAACTATAAGTTTTTTTACTTTCTGAAAGGTATTCTTTAAATGTACTCATACTATTTCCAATATAGTATATTTATTTCATATTTTTAAGTTTTTCAAGTAAGCTGTTTCTGTCAGCAACAATATATCCATCACCTGGAATATTAATACCCTTATTGGTATCTGATTCAGCATCTTGATCTAACTTAGCTTTTTTCAATTGTAATTCTATCATTCTGAGTTTTTTGTCTACCTTCGCAGCCTTAGCTTCTATAGCATTTTTAAGCATGGTACCAGCTACTTCAAAAATACGACCACTATAACGTGCTTCTACATTCATGCCCAAGTCCATTAGATCATCATAGGCATTTGTAGCACGATCGGCTAGTTCATCAAACTCATTATCACTCAAGTCACCCAAGCCTTTAACCTGTGGCAACGCAGCACTGATTTTATCAAACTCTGCTATGTCTCTTAAGAAAGTTTCTGGCTTGTTTTTTTCTTTCTTTTCTTCACTAGCAAGTTTTTTACTTTCTGGTAAATTTAATACTTCTTCGAGCTTTTTTGTCATATTTTATTTATCGACGTCGACCTTGGTGGAAAATATCTGTTTCATTCAAAACTCTAAAGTTTAATCCAGAATTTTTACACCATGTTGTAGCTGCTGCCCATTTAGCTTGATTTACTACGAAGGAACTAGCTCTAGCATGATTGTTTCCTACCTTTTCCATTATCTGCTGATTTTGAGGTTTAATCTCTATAATTTCTGTCAACATCTTTCCTTTTTTATCTATATATTGTATAAAAAAGTCAGGAACATAAATTGTTTGTCTACCTGATAAAGGATTTTTGTAAGGTATTTTAACGGGTTCACTGGCCCAACGTTGTATACTTGGGTTATTATCACAAAAGTTCATGAATGCCCATTCCCAACTACTACGGTATGTTGGGGTTCTCAATCCAACATATTTTTCTGGGTGTTTCGGGCTAAATTTACCTTTGGCAAATTTGCTCATACAAGAATATTGCGACTCTCAAAACTAGTGTCTTTTTTTGAGTTTTTATATCCTAACACACTAGTTTGAATTCTATAATAATTTAATATTTGTGTAACTATTTGACCTAATTGTACGTTGGTAAAACTTTTAAGTTTATCTAATAATTCAAAAACATTTACATTATCAACTCTAGCTTGATTTAATAAAACTATGCCTGTGGTACGAGCAGCTTGTTCCTCAAATCCCCTACGCATAAAAAATCCAAGTACAGCGTCTATTTGGTTACTTGGAAAACTAACTTCTGTACTGAAATAATTATCAAAGAAAACTCTAGTTTCTTTTGGGTCAGTATTTGTTGGTATGTTCAACCTCCACCTCCAAGATCTGTATTATTATTTAAATCACTTCTTGGAGCTGCTATTGTTCTGTTAGAAGTGCCTGTTGTAATTCCAGGAAAGGATGTACCTTTTAAAGCACTGAATCCGGCAGCAGCCACGCCTAATCCAACATTAGTGGCTAAATTATTCACTTCATTTTTAACAGTGCTCTTTTTAAGACTTTTTGCGTTTTTCACAGTGTTCACAGCAGCAATGGCGGCATTTAAAACATTACCCTTGCTCCATTGATCTGCGGCTGTTGCTACACCGTCAAATACTCCACCTACTCCAAAGACGGTACTTGAACCACCGCCTAATGGACTTAATGGACTAGGCACTTTATCATAATGATCCTGTGCAAATCCTAAGATTTTTCCACTATCAACAGTGCCTATATCATAGTGTAATGCTTCATAGACTATGGTCATTTGACATTCTGCACCTTGACTTCCGTTGTCACTCATGTTAGCAGTGTCGTGTTGAAAGTTTTGAATATGAGGATTTTTTAGTGTGTAACTAACAAATTCTTTTTTATTAATTTGATATAAAATTATTTCATTAAAAAAGGGTATAGTTGAGTTGTTATCAAATCCATAGGTATTAGAAACTGTACCCCAGTTTCTCATAGCATTTCTTTTATAGCTTCCAGGATCTTTTGAAGTTATACTATCTGAATAATAATAAGCATAATAACTTTGCCAAAGCATATTAACAATATTAGCTCTATCATCATGAAACCTAAAAGTCATCGGTCCAAAATCATGAGTTGTTTGAATAACTTTTTTTCTATTATACTGATTAAGTGTTTGCGTTTTTATATTAATTTTAGGAAAATCAACTTGTTTTACCAATAAACCTAATTCAGTTCTATGTCTTTGATCCAGTTGTGGGAACTTAACCGTACTAGGATTTATTTTAAAAAAACAATGAAATAGAAATTTAGCTTTAGGAGCAAGTCTAAAATAGTCGTCAACAAAGGTTCGTGCGGCATGCTGCCAATCACCCATTTGACCTTTTGGACTTAAAAATCCACTAGCTACGCTACTTAAAAATCCTGCCATACTATATTTATAACCAAAGATTATAATATATTATAATGATTTTTAGTCAACAAAAAAGGGCCTAAGCCCCTTTTTGTATAGGATATTTTTAGCCGCCACCAAATGATGTTTGACCAGGAGCAGTTGCCTGACCACCACCAGCTTGACCACCTAACTCACGTAATACTCTGCCAACTGTAACGCCAACACCAGCACTATCAACTGGGACTTGTATACAGTTATCAGGCTGTATAGTAAGATCAATAGTTTGTGGAGCTGCTTCTTGATAACTCAATGATTGCCAATTAGCCTGTGTAATGTAGCAACCTAGACATTCCCATCTTTCTAAAACGCCGACTTCAAATGCGCCATTACCACCATCTAATACTTCGATTACTAGTTTAAATTTGTAGTCACCACTGGCACTGGCACTGGCTTGCTCATAGAAGTCAAATTGTTTCTGCATTTGCTCACCAACTAGCTTGCTTACAAAGCCTTGCTGATCGTCTCTTAAGCTGACAGCAATAGCCTGCCAACTTGGTTTACCAGCATAATTAATCTTACTGTTGTATGTATGAAGTTCTTGATTTTGAAATTGAACATTGGGCTTGGCTGCTGTAGCAACTTGTTTGGTCAATTCATAAACATTTTGTCCTGTACCAAAATTTTCAAAAGTAAGTCTGAAACGATATTTTAGTTTAGGCATTAAAGTACCTTGACTACTAGCACTTTGATTTGTTGCTAAAGGTACTGTAAATTTATTTAAACTTGCTACTGGCATAGTATTAACTCCGTTTTAATTATTTATCTATTATAGTCCGCCAATTTCACCAGTGTTCTTCAAACGCAATGGAATATAAATGAATTCAACTGCTTTTACTGGTTCTATAGCAATATCTACATACAGCTCATTTTTGTCAATTCTACTTGGTGTATTGTTACTCTCATCACACACTACAATGTAATCATATAGAGCCCTTTGTCCAACTAGTTCAAGCATTAGAGCATCACAGGCACTCTTGATCTGATCTCTAGTGATTTTATCATTTGGTTCAAAGATATATGGTTTAGCTAAAATATCTAATTGTCTACGTAGATAAACTACTAGTCTTGCTACATTGATTCGATCAAGGGCACTGTCTGCTTTAGCTCTAGTCTTTTGTCCATAGTTAACTAATCCAACACCTGTAAAGAATGTAATAGGATTAACTTTAACTTCATAAAGAGTATCACGAGCAGCATTGCTTAGAGCAACTACAACAAATTCGCCTTCTTTATCAACATATCCTACATTAGTTGCGTTTGTAATACCGCCTCTACGTGTACCTGCTGGAGCGAACCATGGGAAGCTGACACTGTCACTTAATGCTATAGTTCTTAACATCATATGACTTGGTGGTACAACAATATTGTTACCAAAGTTATCACTTGTGAAACCCCATGGATAAAACATGGCTAGATATTCATCATAGCTTGCTCCTCCAAAGTCATTGTCTTCCATAGCTAGTTTTAAGTTATCACCCCAAGATTTCAAACTTGTTGCGTCTGGGGTAAGTCTAGCTGGTGTATCACCTACAACAAAGCCTGTTAGTGCTCTATCATAATTTAGGCTAATTAATTCACCAATAAGTTCTGGATATCCTGGGCAAGCTAGTAAATTGAATACACGAGCTTCTTCACGAATATCTCTTGAACTGTTGGTCACTGCCTGTAGTGCTTGTACTACCACTCTACGCTGTGCCATACGACCAAAATTACCAGCACCGTTTTCAGCACGGCCACTAATTGTAACCCAACGATGTTGGTAGTAGTTACTCATTGGAGCATTGTTCATTCTTGGGTTATCTGCGTCAACATCAATATAATTTTGTCTAAATTCTTTTACATTGAATCCACTGCGACGCATATTCCATAACAACATTCCCCTAGGATATAAAGCAGGATCTGGAGCATCTGGATCTAGGAAATCACTGGATAGTAGATCAGCGATTGTAGAATTAACATCACTACCATCTACATTCCAACGTGCATCAGCAAATAGTACTCCATCTTCACTACTTTGATCAGTCTTATCAACTAATACCCATCTTGTAGCAATAGGACCTAACTTAGATGCATCAAATCTATAGATCATTGGATAGTTTTCTAAATCACTAGTATCAATCCATAAATCTCCATCTTCTAATTGTGTTCCATCACTTTGTAATACTGGTCTTGACGCACCAACTAATGGGCCATTAGGATCAGTGCTTGAAAACTGATTAGCATAACCTACCCATGTGTCACCATCGTGTACCATGATATCTACTTCATCAACTACACTACTGTACCATACTTTACCATCTGCTGTTAGTGCTTGTGGTGAGGTAGTACTTGCTGTGAATGATAGTGGTTCCCAATGAGTTATCATCCAACCATTACTACCATCTGGATATGCTTGTAAATCTGGGTTGGCTACAGAAACAAATAATGTTTCTATAAGATCATTACTTCCCCAATTACCATCATTAATTCTTATTTCACCACCTAGTCTATGACTTAGTACAAGTCTATTAGCATCATCAACTTCTGCTATAGTATTTGTAAGACCCATACTATTGATAGCAGTAGCTATGATTTCTGCGTCATCTGCTGTATTTGTTAAAGTGAAACTAGTATAATAAAACCAAGATAATTCTTTAGACCCAGCTGTTGATTCTCTAATTTCTAATGTCCTGTTGCCTGATCCTAAAGTACCAGTCTTAATAATCTGACTTGTAACCTTTGATGGACCTGCTGCTCTTTTTCTATATAATTTAAAATCTGCAACTGCTTGTGGGTCTCTCCACCACCAATAACTATAGAAATTTTCTTCAGAATTTACTTGACAATAAATTGCGCCTACAGGTATGTTAACACCGCCAGCTCTATCTAAATTGTAAATTGCTTCATGATTATTTTCATAAAGAGGAGAATTTACAACTTCCCAAATTTCACTTTCACTATTATATCTCTTTAGATTTAATCTTGTTCCGCCATTTGGTTCAGTAGTTTTAATCCAAACGCTACCACTTGGTCTTGGTTCCTGATCTGTTCTTCTAAATGGTGGTACTTGTGTATGCGGTGTCATAGCCAATGATGGTCTATAATAATCGCCTGCTGTTAATCCTAGATCATTTAGAGCAGTACCACCAAGTGTAAATCCATTGTCACTAGTGACAAAAAGAACTAGTCTTCCACTGGCACTTAATCCTGCTGATGCATTTGATCCAGGAGGTAATTCAGCATTGATTTCATTAACTATATCCTGTGTAGTTGTTCCACCACCTACACCATTAATAGTAACTGTTTGGCCATCTACAATTATGGTTTTATTAATAGAACCAGTAATGTTAGATAATGTGCTTACAGCGACTGGCCAACTCTTTGCCCAATCACTGCTACCAACTACTACCCAAGTACCTGGGTCAATACCCTCTACAGCATTACCGGCACTCTTAAACCAAACAACATCTGATCCTGAATAACTTGTGTCTAAATTCATTAAACTTACTACAGCGTAGTCACCAATAGCACCTACACTACCTTTTGGTGTATAATCACCGTTGGCAAAGTCAACTACTTTGGCAGTATCTGTAATTATGATAGCATTTTTCTTTGTGAATGTTTGGCCTTTTCCTGTACCCTTAGGATCTCCATTCCATTCAAATACTCCCCATGTACTATTGGCAGTATCTAACCAATATGTTCCATTATTAGGAGCTGCTTTAGGAGCATCTGCTAAAGGATTAATTGACCCTAAATCCACATCAGCACGGACAACATATGCTCTATTGCTGACACCAAGTAAACTATATGCTGCTTGTAATCCATACTCGTTTTGTTCACCTGCATGAATTGGATTATTGTTAGCGTCAGTTTTGAAAATAGGAATACCAAATGTTTCAGCCAAATCTCTTTGACTGGTGATAAGGTATGCTAATCCTGCGTTAGCTTTTAGTGTTCCTGGTGCGATTCCGGTGTTAGCACCATTTGCTTTGTTTTCTTGAGTTGCTACTATAATTAAAGGTACTGTGGCAGGCGCAGCTGGTGTGTAAAAACTTTCATCGACTACGGTAACGGCTACGCCAGGTGAATTTAGTTGGGCCATTGTTAGATTTCTCCTAAATCTTGCTCAAGTATTTAGCGGAAAATGGCAAAAAATACCGGCTAGATTGTGGAGAAGTCTATTTATTAAGATCCTGTACTGTACAAATAAGCTACCTTTCCATCTGATGTTATAGTAGGTTTGTTTATAACTAGTGTTTCTATTTTATTGTATAGGTCATCTAAACCATGATTATTATCTAATACTAGATCAAAATCAGTACCGATCCATTTCCACTCACTGGGGTGAATTCCTATGTCTGTCATAATTTTTAGGGCACGTTTATCCCCTAGATTAGCATCAACAGCAGTATCGTACCAATCAGGAAGTTCACCCCGTTGTACCCATACTATGATACCATCGTTTTTCTTAATGGCGCCTATCTCATTGGGGAATCTACAATCGCTTATAACCACACTATCGTTGCTATTTCTTAGCTTATTTTCAAGACTAGCAATCCAAATATCATCATGAAATCCTTGACGACAAACTTCTGTACCCCAGTTTTGTAGTACCCAACGTGGGGTAATTTTCATCCCTAAACGACTACTCCACCAAAAATCCACCTGCTCACGCCATTCTCTGCTCTGTTTGGTGCGACCTTCCAACATATCTCTATCCCAGCCAAACACAGCGGCTACAGCATCTTTTAAACTGCGAGCAAAACTTTCCCTACGAAACTCATGGAAATTAACTAGATAGTCAGCAATGGTATCCTTACCACTACCAATAAGACCGCAAATACCCACAATCATAGTATACTCCTTTTTCTGTATATTATGTGAATTCATGTGTAAAGTCAACTTTATCCGATAATAAAAGTGTATCCTGTGCCACCGGCTACGTAGGTGTCTATCTCTTTTTCCAATTTCTCTATTTCTTCTTTGGCTGATGCTTTTAGGTCTGCGCCGTTAAGGCCTCCAGCACCACCAGGGCCTGCTATTTGACTAAACTTACCTCTAGCTTCTCCTAGCATTAATTTACAATTGGCCAAGGTATAATCTTTGAACCATGGGGCAGCATATGGGTCTTGTAATAAGATATAGTCTGGTCTATGATTATACCCTCTAATTAATACTTGTTCACCATCCCCATAAGCACGTTGAAGAATACGTAAAGTATGTGTAGTTGGTATCCATTGAAACTCAATAAAAGCACCAAACATACGTCCTACTAATTCTTGATATTGAGCAAACATATCGTATGTTGCTATACCACCTAGCATAGTACTATTCAATAGATATGTGTTCGTATAGGCTAGGTTAAATGGCTCAAACTGTGTGCCACCACTACCACCTGCTGTACGACTACCTATAGTGCGACGAAATATACTACGCACTTCTATGATTTCTTTAGGTAATCTATAATCGTTAGTATCTTCCTTAAGTTCTAAAAAATAGTAAGCTTCTTCTACAGCGTTAGGGCTTTTTTGACGATATTTGGCTATAGCACGATCCAGAGCTATTTCATAGTGATCTGGGTCTAATTCTACATCAACCATACCATCACCCAGCATGGTTCTTACATATTTGTAAACATTTTCACGTTCTATTAGGGTAGTAGATTTTGACATATTTTGCTCCGGTACTGTATTTATTTGTCGATAAATACCATATGCCCCGCCTAAGCCTATATCGTCCAGAACGTGGAAATGATTTTAAATTCATAGATCGACAGATCAGTGAAATGTTTCAGATTGGCGGCACAGATTTTTATCTACACAAGTATATTGGTGTTAACACGGCTCCAGAAAATGCCACATTAGATCAGCCTAATTATGCTGAAACTAAAGAAACTAACATACAAGATTTGTTGCTATTGGAGAATCGTGACAGAAAGTATGACCCCAGCATTTATAAAATACGGGGCCATTACCAAGTTCAAAACTTGGATTTTAATCTCAGCCAATTTGGTCTTTTTATTGATAATGACACAATATTTGCCACTGTTCATATCAACGATTGGATTAGAACTGTGGGGCGCAAACCATTGATGGGTGATGTTTTTGAACTCCCACACTTGGTCGATGAATTTGCTCTTAACGATTATAACATTGCCTTACCAAGGTACTTTGTCATAGAGGATGTTGCTCGTGCCAGTGAAGGATTCAGTCAAACTTGGTGGCCACATTTATATCGAATAAAATTAAAGAAAATAATAGATAGTCAAGCATTTGCTGATATATTGGATAAACCAGCAAAGGAAGGAAGTGATCAAACCCTTAGGGAGATACTCAGTACTAAAGGTGCAGAACTTCAAATTAACGATGCTATATTGGCTCAAGCTGAAGCAGATGTTCCAATGAGCGGATATGAGACTAGGCAGTTCTATACATTGGCTGTTGATGAAACTGGTAATCCTGTATTAGAAACTGTGGATCAAACAGATATAGATGCTAGCTCAACTGGATTAGATGCTAGTAGAATAAATGGTAGGCCTATTCGTAATGGATATTCTGGACATTTAGTTGGGGACGGTTTTCCACCGAATGGTCATGCTTTTGGTCATGGTGGATCATTTCCCAGTGAACCATTTTTAAATGATTATTTTTTGAGAACTGACTTTTACCCTAATAGATTATTTAGATACGATGGGACAAGATGGGCTAAGATGGAGGATGCTGTTCGTCATACATTGACTAATGCTGATGCTAATTTTGCTAATCCTAGAGGTGTATATGATATCAGCGTAAATTATGGCTTGAATGATCTTGTTACTTTTGGTGGAATAGAATATGTTGCTAAAATTAATAATATTGGACAAGAACCTTTAGATAATCCTACAGTATGGCGTCAAGTTAGGAAAACAGAGAAAACCAGTTTTATTAACAATACCAATGTCAATACTATAAATGGTGAACAAGTTGTAGAAAGAGTCAGTTTAAGTAAAGCTCTAAAACCTAAGGCAGATTTATAATGCAGTTTTTCTATGACGGTCAGATAAGAAGATATCTTCTACAAACTATGCGTTTGTTCAGCAATTTTGTGGTAAAATATGGTGATGGTAGATTGATGCAAGTACCTGTCATGTATGGTGATCAGGATAAACAAGTAGCAACTATACTAAGACAAAACAGCGAAAATAAAGTTAATTCTATGCCTAAAATCGCTGTATACATTTCCAATTTAGAAATGGACAAGGAAAGATTAGCTGATCCTACATTTGTTGGTAAGGTACATATCAGAGAAAGAGCTATTGAGGATGGTGAATATACCAGCGCACAAGGTAGTAATTATACTGTAGAAAGATTAATGCCCAGTCCTTATAAACTTACAGTAAAAGTAGACATTTGGACCGGCAGCACTGAACAAAAATTACAAATTTTAGAACAAATATTAATGTTGTTCAATCCTAGTTTAGAAATACAAACCACAGAAAATTTTGTAGATTGGACTAGTCTAAGTGTGGTTTACCTAGATCAAGTTGATTTCAGTAGTAGAAGTATACCTGTTGGTGCAGAGATACCCATAGATATAGCATCATTGACAGTTAGTATGCCAATATGGATAAGTCCCCCAGCTAAGATAAAAAAATTAGGCGTAGTAAACAGTATTCTAATGAGTATGTATACTAACATAGGAGCACCAGCTACTGGGTATATTGATGGATTTGGTCAAGATCCAAACGAAGGTACCAGAAATTTATACGACGTAGTCCCTATACCAGTTCAAATAAATGTAGTTGATTATGATATCATAGTGTTTGGTGGATGTGCTAAAGTTTATCAACCCAATGCTGCTGGAAAAATAATTAATGGTTTGGACGATCCAGATCTTGGTAGTATGGAGTCTGTAAATTGGGAAGTTATATTATTAAAACATCCTAATACCTATACTCCAGGTGAAAGTAAAATTTTTCTTCGTCAGTTTAACGGAAATGAAGTCGTAGGTACTATTGCTATAGATCCTTTTGATTATACTTGTCTAAATATAAATTGGGATCCAGATACATATCCAAGTAATACAGATATAAGTAGTTCTCTTAGACCTAATAGTCCTGGAACATTTGATGCTATTATAGATCCTCAGACTAAAGGACCAGGAAGTGGGCTTCCTCTACCCACAGCAGGTACAAGATATTTGATTATTAATAGCATAGGAGCAGGTATTAGAGAAACTATAATAGCAGAAAACAGCAGTAATAGAATAGATACTACAGTAGATTTTGACCTAGTAGATGATGTTAAAATTTTTGTCAATGACTCGCCTGTTTCTTTTAATATTTTCAATGTTGATAACAAACTAGTAATTAGACTAAATCAAAATGTCGCTGTTGATGACGTAATTTTATATATTTTAAATCTTAATTCAGATGGCCCCGATGCTTGGAAAAATTCTGATGGTACAGACTTTATTGCCAATGCCAATGATATAATTGAATGGACTGGCTCACGATGGCAAGTTATATTTGACAGTACAACTTCAAGAAATGTCATTAGATATCTAACAAACATATATACTAATGTCCAATATAGATGGGATGGCATTAGTTGGACAAAAAGTTTTGAAGGACTATATCGTAAAGGTGATTGGCGATTAATTTTATGAAAGATCGTATTGTTTGTAGCGGTGCATTATTTTATGCTAAAAAAACTGACAGAATTTTATTACTACAAAAATCTAAAGGAAAACACAGTGGAACTTGGAGTCTGGTAGGTGGTACTACTGATTCAGGTGAAAACGCTTGGCAAGGTCTTGTTAGAGAAATTAATGAAGAAATAGGCTTTATGCCTAATATAATGAAGTCAATTCCTTTAGAAACATTTGTCAGTAACGACAGTGTTTTTAACTTTCATACTTTTCTCTGTGTAGTTCAAGATGAGTTTATACCTAATCTAAGTGAGGAACATAGTGGCTGGAGTTGGACCAGTATTGATATGACTCCAAAACCACTACATCAAGGATTACGTAGCAGTTTATCTAGTAAACCTATTAAAAATAAATTAATAACTGTATTCAACCTTCTCAAGTTGATCCAATAATCTAATTAAACTGAACTTATTCATAACATGAACATTCAAGGAATTAGTTTTAATTAGAGTATATTCTCCTCTATGTTTTTCTTTTTCCAATAAAAATTTCATTTCAGTTTCATTATATTCCAGCAATAAATCTCTATCAGTTGTATAGTATAAAGAGCCTGGTAAACTATGAGCCCAAGTTCCTTTTTGATAACCATTCATAATGTGTATGCCTATACTATAAGCATAATCATTTCTATATAAACTATGCTCAATTTGGTATACATGTCTGTAATAATTCCAATTATCCTGTATATGACCTAGTAAGTTAAAAAAGGTTTCTGTATTTTTATTTTTCTTAAAAAAGAATACTGTAGCCCAGTAAAAGTCCACACCTTTATCACTTACTGTATGTAATCTAGGATCATGTCTATATCCAGTTAAATCTTTAGATTCTTTAAAAATTAAAAAATCATGTGGTTGTTCCCAACAATATTTTAAGTTATCGTTATTAATATAATAGTCGCAATCAATTACTAAAGTTTCATTGTAAGGGCTAAGTTCAAAACTTTTTATTCTAATATCATTTTTAAATTTTAATCTTTTGAAACTTAGACTACCATCAAAATATCTTCTATATTGAGGAGTACTTTCAAATACAACTTCCCTTTCTCTCGTATCTTCCCATATATCATCTCTAATTTTATTTGGTATTCCGTCATAATTCACCGTACTTAACCAAAGAGTTCTATTATAAAGTAAAATATCACCTTTATTAAACTTATCTATACTAGTTAGATCTTTTACATTTTCAATTAGTATGTCATACATGTTTGCAAGAAAATCTATATTTTCACTATGATCAGTATGACACCTATATAGTGTATTATTATTCCAAACATGCTGCCCTGCCAAATAAGGAAGATTTGGATACCATTTATCAATATCAATACCTTGATATACTGGGTCTAAATCTTCTAAATTATAATTTGTTGATATTTTTTGACCAAAATCAATATTTGATATCCATAATTTTCTGTCATGAAATCCTAAATCACCTTTTTTAATAATAGAAGTGTTATCCAAATCTATCACATTTTCAATCATTATGATATATCTATGTTCACTAAATGTATCTGATTCTGTATAACCTATTTCACATCTATAAACATTATTGTTATAATATACATGTTGTCCTTTTAAATAGGGTAGATCTGAATACCATCTGTCGATATTAATACCTTCATAAACTCTTTCAAAATCTTCTTCTTTAAATTTAAGTAAATTGTCTTTAACTTTTAGCCATAAAGATCTACGATTTAGAATTTTGTCACCAATTTTGATTTCATCTAAGTCATCGTAATCAAGAATATTTCCAACAATTATATCATATTTGTCTATACTAAATTTATCCTCCTCTTCATAGTCAGTATGACATCTATATAAATTTTTTTCATACCAAACATGTTGTCCTTTTAGATAAGGTAAATTAGGATACCATTTATCAATATCTATGCCATCATATATTTTTTCATAGCAATCATCATCTTTATATTCGTGATGAACTAATTCAATTTTTTCAACACCTTCTTTAAATTTATGCCATATTGTTCCTTTATAAAACGCTAGGCTATCTATATCATAGTTTTGACTGCTGCTCCAATTTTGTATTTCTGTTTCGTGAACAATTTTGATTAATATATCAAAAACTTCCTTATAATCTGGATATTGTTGTTTCAACCAATCAGCACTGTCAGTAATAATTGAAATTGGCAAGTTCAAATGTTTTTTAGCTTGTTTTGCAGCATGATAGGCTATTTTAACATAATCTACCTGTTCATTATTAAGAGCGTAAATTATAATGCCTTTACTCATTCATTAAAGCCTTTACAGATCTACTTTTTTTAAGACTTTGGTAATCATTAAAATAATTGTTTGTAGATATAAAATATTGATCTACGATATTATCAAGGAAATCTGTCAAATCATCTACACGAATTGGTAATTCATTATCATCGATAAGAACAATATTTTTAATATTTCCTAAGTCAATCAATGTTTTTACAAATGTGATTAGAGATTTGTCAATTTTAAATGTGCCACCAGAGTGATAATAAACACAATCTGTTTGGTATTTTTCTTGTAAACTTCTTTTTTGATTATTTAGAGTTACCATAAAATTGGCAAACTCCAATGCTTTTTCTAAACGTTCATCCATGATAACTCCTAATTTTTAGTAATTATCTAAGAATTCAGTCTAGTGAAAAATTATGGTCCAGATGAGGTTGCTATTCCTGGAGCTGATACTGATACATTAGAACCAGAAGCTGTATATGACTTAACTGCGCTGGTAGTGGTTCCCTCTACATTTTCGTCAATATTTCCAAAAGTCCCATCATCATTAAATGAAATATTTATTGTTATAACTGTACTAGTTTTGCTGGCTGTAATAGTTAAATCATTTCCAGAATATGTTCCACTATCAACATATTGGGCAATTTGTGATGCTGATCCTGATAAACTAGCCCATGTACTACGAGTAATTACAACACCATTTCCACCTATGCTATCAAACAGTGATCGCCATCTGCCACCTTTAGTTGTTCCAGCAGCCACGTCAATACTAGGTAGTATTCTAATTTGTCCGCCAGCGTTAAAAAAGAATCTAGCATGTTCTGAATTATTAAATGTAGCTGTTACCACATGAGTTCTAGTTCCATTCCAATCACTGAATGTAGGTGCTACGCCGTCTACTAATGAGGCCTGTGCTGATGAAAGATTCAATCTATTGGTATCCAATGTAGAAGATTGACTGCTATATGTACTCCAATCACTGGCGTAAATAACACCACCGCTACTTACACTAGGAGCACTACTGCCGCCATTTGATTGATGATAACTAATTTTATCTAAATCACTTTTTAAATTTTGCATATGACTAGCAGTTATTGTATTTCCAGCAGCAACTTGGCTACTAGCAACTGCTTGTCCATAACCCCTATCCCCAGATCCTGTGCCCAATATGTTAGCTACCGTAATTTGAATAGTATTATAGTCTGCTGCTAATATTGTATTCCCTACACCGATAGCCATTAAATATTCCTCATTTTATTTATAGTATAATACATTCGACCAACTTAACTTCTTGACTATCATTACTTTCTAATGCTATAGCAAATACATCACCAGAATATACAGGACTAACAACTGCTGCGCCATCTTCACCTGCTATTAATTTTTGACCTTTAATTACAGCACCTCTGACCTTAACTGGTACACGACCTTTTAGAGCCACTGCTGTTCCACCTTCTAAGTCTTTATTCATTAAATAAGCTGGGTTGGCACTGACTGCTCCAATAGCTCTACGACCTACTTGGCAGGCTGTGACTTCTTTCTCACCACCTACCATTAGCACAGTTCCAACTTCATATGCTTTATCAGCTAGATATTTTTCTGCCAAGTCAGCATAAGCAGCTGAGTTTGCTTGACCGTTAAAAAACCCAGCAGTTAAAGTGTTACTGTTAGGATTATATTTTAATGTACTAGTATCAATTTTTAATTCTTGAAAACTAGAAGTACCTGATACAAATGTTATGTAATGATCTGTATTAATTAAATTAGCTTGAGTGACTTCGATCTCAGTAGCACTACCCGTACTTACTAAATCTGATATGGGTCTCCAATCTAATGTATTACTAGGTCCTACTGTTAGTACTTGATCTTCACTACCTAAAGGTAAAAATGCTGTATTATCTGTCGCTGATTGATATACTATAGAACCTAATCCACCACCTTTTAAATCATCGGCGAAGTTGGCTATCCCTACAAACCTATTAGCATTAATATTTCCACTAGAATCTCTAGCAACTACTTTGTTAGCCTGAGTATCTACAGATCCACTTAAGTATGTACCACCTACATTTAATGCTGCTGCGTAATCAGCTGTACCTGTTAAGGAACCAATAAATTCTAAAGCGTGAACAGCACTGAATTTTTGATCACTTCGACCTAACTTACTAGAACCCGCAACTCCTGGTAAAATATCTTTACCTTGCATTCTTAAGGCTGCTGCTGTAACTAAGTCTGTACTTAATTTAGTTTTAAAAATAATTTCTGCGTTGTTGATTACATTTTCAAAAGTTGGGTTTCCGTTGTCAATAAAAAACTTTATATCATTATCATTACCTACAGTCAACCCACTGTCATCAAAAAATACACCACCAGTAAATTCTGGATTTTCTTTCTCAATAAAATCATCGGCTGTATATGTTGCACCATCAATACCCACAAGTTTTAATGCTGAACTTGATGTGCCCCAAAATTTGTAAAATCCACTAGTTTTTCCAAAATTTTCATTATAATAAAGATCTGGATCTGATTCATTTACTGTATGACTTTCACCTACATTAGTTCCTATAAGATTAACACCTTGCCTAATCACAGTGAATGTAGGTCTTAATGATGAATCTAAAGCTAGAGTAAATGTAGTACTACTGATTATGAAAACTGTTTGGTTATTGACTAAACCTTGTACTACAGGATGTGTTATATTATTTGTGTCAACTACACTGATACTTTTTAGCTCAGTAGTTCCTGCGTTTTCAACAGCCTGAGGACCGATTAGTGTAAATGCGCTGCCATTCCAAGTGTATAATTGTTTAGTATCAGTGTTAAACCAAAAATCACCCACAGTCATTCCGCCGGGTTGAACGTCACCTACTTCTGATCCACCTGCTACTCTAAACTTAGTACCATCAAAAAATTTTAGTTTCTTTTGGCTGCTATCATACCAAATTTGACCTGCTATTTTACGGGGTGGCTCACTGGTTCCTGCGAAATTTTCCAGTAAATGTACTAGATTTTCGTTCTGAACTTCGCCATAACCAGCGTAATTTCTACCTATAAGCTTGATATCTAAGGTATTATCAACGGTTCCGTCTTCAACTACCGCAACAATAGCACCGTTATACCTATTAATATTATATGGCATTACTCAACCCCTTTCGAATATTTATCAAATTATGTTCTATCATAACACCACCCGCGCACAGAACCTGTGTAAACTAGTGTAAATGCTAGTCCTGCTGTACTAAATGCCACAGGATCTGTTACTGATGCACCATTAAATTTTTCCCCGTTAAAACGTAGATATAGAGGTCTAGCCACTGTCAACCCGTTTCTATCCATAAATCTTATGGTGTCACCAACTTGTGGAGTAACACTTTCTAGCCCTTGTGTCCAAGGAGGAAGATATACTTGTACGTTATTAACACTATTGTCAATAAGTAAATTTTCTCCTGGTCTAGAATATTTTATAGCGTTTCCAGGAGTAATTTTCCAAGTTGGTTTAAAATAACCTGAAACTAAAATTTCACTGGTTGTTCCGCCTAGGTTAATTACGCCACTTGGTTCACCGCCTATGTTTAACGTTGTAACTGTGTCAGTAAACATATTAATAGTGGTCAAACCTGTGGTAATTTCGTCATCAATCCTTAGATTATCAACACGTAAGTTTGGCACATTAAGTCTGGTTACACCATCACCACCAATTGGACCTACCATGTTGCCTGTTACTAGTACATCACCATAAACAGTCATACTATTACCAACTAGACGTACTGTAGTGCTAGCTTCAATTTCGTTCCTAATATCGTCTTTATATAAAACTCCCACACCACCAACTACTGCCGAAGTGTCTAGTTCTGGCATGATCAATTTGTTTCTTATAAGAAAATTATTTCTAGCAAGAATAATTGGAAACTGAGTATAAAGAGCTGTTTCTACAGGTTGATAAACACTGGAGTCTTCTGCTACTGTTCCAAGACCAATTTCAATTCTTTTGGCACTGGCTCCCATGTTCATTTCTTGAACAAAGTCAGGAATAAAGTCAAAGAATGTAGTATTGACGCCTGTACTGATAACTCCTCTGAATACACTGCCTGAGGAAACTTCACTGGTTATTTGTACTTCACCTGCCACACTACCAACAATAAGTTCCTTGCCTACTCTTACCCTAGTTAGTCCGCCGCCACCTAATTCAATGGTATTAGCAGCACTACCCACTGTGATAATACCACTCATATCAGTGTTAAAAATAGATCCATTTTGAACACCAGGTGGACTAATAATATCACCACCTTCAACAACTAAGTCACCACTAAATGTAGTTTCTCTAGCATTAATTCTTACATACTGTTGTAGGCCAGTTGGGTTACCAATATTGATCTGTGTGCTTCCAGCTCCAAAATCAATTGTACGGGCACGATTATTAAATAATTGTACATTGTCACCAGTGCTATCTATTATGGCTGTGCTTGCTCCATTGCCTACAGTAACTTTTCTTAAAACATTTAAATTATTTTGTACAATAGTTTCACCTGATGGATCACCAGGATCACCTACGGTAATTAAACTGGCTTCACCACCAAATGCTATAGTATTTGTATTTTCATTTAATACTTCAAAAGTTCCTACAAAACCTGGAGCTATTGTAATTTTATTAACACCATCAAATCTTAACTCTTTTTCAAGTATTAGATCTTCAAGGGCTCTTGTTGGTTCTGTGAGAACAACAGCACCATCTACAGCACCAATTTCTAAGTTAGTCGTCGCACCAACAGCTCTTATGGTATTATCAACAATTAGCACACTATCAACTAGCATGTCACCAGTAATACCCAATGTACCTGCTATGCTAATATCGTTGGCAAAATTTACACTGCTTGTAGGACTACCTACGTTTATAGTATTAGCTGCTTGACCAAAATTAATAGTTTCAGTAGTGACATTAAGTAAATTAAAATCTGTTGTTGTAGCTAATAGATCACCACCTTCAATGGTCAAATCTCTATGTACAATTAGGTTATTGTTTACTGTGGTTTCACCTGTACTAGCACCTATATTAACTTCTGTAGCAGCTCCACTAAAATTCACTGTGGTCGCTGTGGTATTAACAATATCTATTTGTGTACTATTTGTAACTATATTTTGTCTAACATTAAGATTACCATTAACGTCTAATCTTTCTAAAGGATCTGTGTTATAAATTCCTATTCGTTCACTGCCAGCATCTATAAAAACTGCCTCTTTACTACCACTAGAGCTTTTAGTTACTAGTGCTAGATCTTGATTGGTAACATTATTTTTTATATTAACTATTGGTATAACTGTAGGATTTGTATCGTCTATCTGATTTATTTCAACAGTCAAGTTACTGGCATAACCTAATGTGATAGGAACAGCCACTGGATCTAAGGGATTATCTTTATTATTACCTGTTAGAGTAATTCTACCATCTACATCGCTAGTACCAGTTGTTTGAACAAAGTTTCCTACATTAATAGGGACACCGTCTTTTACCAAGTTTTCAGCATTTACAGCAGTGCCGTGATACTTGAAATTTTGATTTACTACATTGAATCCTCGATTTACGTTGCCACTATATCCTTCAGATCCTAGTATTTTACCTTCGCCAATTTGATAATTTGGAGTAAAGACTATATCTGAAAATACGCCTACTAGTACATTTCCTATTTTAAGTTTTACGACATTTCTTTCAATACCGTTTATATCAATTATGGTAACAACTTGATGTCCACTGACACCTTGTTGGGCAGTATAAATTGGGCCAGCTAGAGTGTTAGCAGTACCGTCATTAAAGAACAATTGTCTTGTTTGATTATTGATCCAAAATTCACCTGGTGTTAAATTAGGACTTGTTGTTCCTACCACAGGTCTATTAAAATCTTTAAATTCAAGACCATTATAGATTTTTAATCTTTCAACACTAGTATCATACCATAGTTGACCTTTTAATGGATTGCGTGGTTGTTCGCTGTTGGCAAAATTTTCTAGTATTTTAACAAAATTTTCATTAAAATATTCACCATAATTAGGTGTATTTTTACCAACTAGAGCTACATCAATAGTAGTTCTATCTACATTGTTGTCCAGTACATCAGTTAAAATAGTACCATTAGTCTTATTGATTGTATATGGCATTAGATTTTCCCAGTGTATATAATGTAATGACTACCTATTGAAATCTTAGCTCGCCCTGTACCTGAAGCAGGATTAGCATTAGGTATTCCAGTAATAGAATCCGTGGACCATGAAGTTATGAATACTACATTTTTAGCAGCAATGCCACTAAGACCTAAAAGTGTCCAATCAGTTGTACCTACTTCTGTTATAACATATTCAATACCCCATTTTAGTTTACTAGCCTCGTAAGTTGGTAATTGATCTGTTAGGTCAGGTAGAGCAAAAGTACTTAAACCAGATCTAGGACCAACTAAATCTTCTAGTGCTCTATAATTGTATCCAATTACATTATATAATAAACCATATTCAGTTTGTAACTTTTCGTCCCCATCACATAGTAGATAGCCTTGAGGTATTTTTGATATAGATCCTGAAAATAATACTATTGTCCCAACGGGCACAACCGCTATAGAATTTACAATTGATGATTTTTTTATTCTATAAAGCTGATTAGCTCTTTCTAATAATAAAACATCATTGCTTAAAAATGCCGTAGATTCAGTTTTGGTGCTGATAACATCTTGTGATAACTGTGTATTTAGAGTTAAATTATTACCTGCTGTTTGTACACTTACTGTATTAGAATCTACATCACCAGATAATTGTAAAGTTATAGCAGTGGCCAAACCTGTACTAGTTCCTGAAACATTACCAAAAAATCCAGGATTAGAACTAGCATAAAAAGTACCTCTAAAACTTACTGGTTCAGTCTCAGTTCCAACAAAGTTAGCATAGATAGTATTAAACTTTTTGCCGGCTGTTCCTATATCCCATACAGCATTTTGAGTAGGTTCTATATCATTTACTGTGGTTAATCCTCCAACATTGATATTACCGCCTAAATTTATATCTTTGACAACAACTAATCCCCCTGGAGTACTAATGCTATTACTAGCATCACCAGTAATTATTACTCTGCCATTGGTTTTTATATTACCATAAACATCCAAACTTTCTTCAGGAGCTAGATTATTAATACCAATGCTACCACGTTGAATATCGTCGTTGGTTGAACTGACACGCAATATAGTTTTAATAGCATTAGATTTACGTAATCTTAAATCTATTGTTGATCCTGCGATTTTATTGTATAAAAATGATCCAGTAGATTCTGTGCCTACATTAAAACTTAGATCACTACCAACACTTAGTCCATTATTACTTCTAATATTAATACCAAAATTAGTTGTACTGGTTTTATCGCTGCGTAGAAAGTTTTTAGCATCTACAGTTTCATCACCTATAACCAATGTTTCTGCTTTTTCAGCTAGTCCCCAAAATTTAACCCCTGCGGAATTTAAATTTAAGGTAGATGTAGTAAGATTGATACCTTCTTTAATTAAAGCAAATCCTTCAATTAAACTCTTAGGAGTAAACTCAGTATCACTAATTATGGCAACTCTACGTGTTTTTACGTATACACTGAGTATAGGTCTTACTACATTATTACTGGCATCTACAATGAGTTCAACTTCTACACCAGTTTTTTCACCTGCGTTATATTGTGGTCCAATTAAGGTCCACCCTGTGCCATTATAAATGTATAACTGTTGCTTGGCTGTGTCTACGTATAGATCACCTAATTTTAAATTTGTACTTACAGCACTTTCAATAGTAGGTGCTTGAGCTGATTTTTTAAGTACACCTAATGGTAACCAATTACTGCCATCAAATACTTTAAGTCCATAGCTATCTAGACTGGTGCTAGCCAATGTATCATTGTTTACTAGTGCGTTTGTATTAAACCAAAGTTGTCCTTGAACAGGATTATCTGGTGGACTGCCAAAAGAAAAATTTTCTAATAAATGTACAAAATTTTCTGCGACAATTTCGCTGTAGCCTTGATTATATTTTTTACCTATGAGAGTAAGGGGTGTGCTTGTTTGATCTAGATTCGTATCTGCTATCTGTATTGGAGTTTTATTTTGATCAGTGTAATTGATATTAATAGTCATATTACACTCCTAAAAGTCCAGTTAAACTTTGAATTCTTACAGTATAATCAATTTGTATAAGTCTGTTTAAACTTTTTTGTACAGGGTGAAATACCACATGCGTTAATAATCTTTTCTCACCAGATTCATTACTAGTCACTAGGCCCAATTCATCAAATACATACAGGCTTTCTGAACTATTAGTGTTGTCAAATGCTTCTTGTCCATTAGGCTCACCATAGTCCAACAAACAGGTGATAAAAACATCAGTATAGGTAGTACCAGTCACATGTCTAGTTTCAATGTAATTTCTTACAGGATTAAGATTAACACTGCTAGTATCATCAACTACTTTACTATAAGTTTGATTATACAAGCTAGCATTAATACCTGTAGTATTTGGGGTCAAATATGTAATAATTCCTGTGGGATCTACAGCAGTTCCACCGTTACCAAAGGCCATTTCTGATATGATACCACTGCCACTATTTGCTATGCTATTGGCCAGTGCCACGCTCATATTCTCGTAATGTATGGCATTTCGTTTATTGATGTAGATTTCTTGAGATTCTGGATCCCAAATCTTAATATGTCCTTCTACATGAATACCGCCTAAATCTCTATTTTGCATGTTTTTTCTCTATCAAAATATTTATTATAATTAAAATATGCTAGTATTACCTTCTAATACGCTGTCTAGGATACATTCTGCCACTAGTAGGTCGTGGTTTGTAGTTTAACTTAGGCCAAGTAGATCCCGTATCTGCACGCTCTTTATAATAGTACAAATATCTATTTGGCGAACCTTGTAAGTCTTGAAGATCAGTATATCCACCATTTGTACCAGTAATTTGATTATTTTTTACAGTATTGAACAAATAATTTCTTGCTGATTCTTGATTAAGGTTAGGATAAACTTCCATAGCACAGGCTAACACCCCTGTAACTTGAGGGCTAGCCATACTGGTTCCACTGTATTTTGCCAAATAATATGACGAGTTCCTTTGATCACGTACTGATGTGATCGAATTAACGCTACTGATAATCTGTGTTCCAGGGGCATATATATCTACTCTTGGTCCACAATTACTAAATGTTACTTTCCTATCATCAACAAAAGTTCCTATAGCACCTACACAGATAACATTATCCCCAGATTGAGGAGCTCCGCCTTGATGATAAGGCACATAAAACCCAGACCAAATAAAATAATTATTATAATCTTCACCATTAGGAATATCCATTTTCATACTTCTATTTCCGGCTGAACCAACTACGATGATACCATCATTGATAGCATCTAATATATCTTGTTCTAATGCAATATATCTAGCTGGTAGTTGTGTATTAGTACCATCATTTAAAATTCCATATGATTTTAACGTATTACTAGTGAGATTAGAAGTATAATTTACACCTCTATAATTAACATTAGATATATCAGATATATTTAAACTATATCCATATCCCCAACTATTATTACATATTGTAGGATTTCTTCTGCCAGTTATAGGATTTATAGGTTTATTATTATGCCATGCTCTCATGTAATCAAATAAAAATAAAGTATCTAAACCATTGATATCTGTAGCATAAGGATTTATATTATATATATTAGCCTTTCTTGCCCATCCTTGCGTGTTTCCAGCAGTTGTACCTGCCACATGACAACCATGATCATTGTCATCTGTTCTATCAAAGTCATTACTATCAACATAGGGAGTATAAAGATAAGTACCTGGCGTATCAGCGTGTTGAAGCCAATTGTATTGTACAACTCTGCTACCACCAGAACCATCATCATTTAGTGCAAATTCTGGATGATCAGGATTAATCATACCATCTACTATAACAATGTCAACATTACGGCCCTCGGCTGAAGCTATTACAGTTCCAGATTGATTAGTAATGCCATCTATTCCCCAATTAGATCGTTGAGCACCTTCAACACATCGTAATAATCCCCAATTTTTTTGTAGATTAGATGTAGTGCTGGACTTATCCCAGTAATTACTAGATTGAACCCAATCTCTTATAACTTTAATTCCTAATTGTTTAGGAGTCAATTCACAAGCTAATACTCTAGGATCATTTCTTATTTGTTCTGCTTCTTCGTCAGTGAGCATATAATGAGTATTACGACTTATTGCTCTACGATTAACACAATCCACAGCACGATTTGGGATGTATAGATTGCCACCAGGTGTTTCCATGTCATCATAGAAAGTATCTAGATCATTAAAATCTTTCAGTGTGATCACATATTCTTTCATGCTTCGGCCTGCAATAAAGTTAGCGTTACTATGATAGCGGTTGAGCTACCACTTAAGTTAGTTACTGCTATTGGAACATTTGTAGTAACAGGACTTTCATCATTAAAACCATGTACAGCTGGTGCTAGCACTATGGTTTGTGCACCTGTTGTAATAACTTCTGTAATAACACCGGCATCGTAAGCTGGATCAGCTCCTTGTGCTCTACTTGAATCAGCTGTTCTAGCCGCATCTGATACATATAATCTTACCCAAGCAGCATGACTGGTCTGTATCTTATATAGTACATAACCTTTAAAACCAGTAATATCTAAATTAGCACTTGAGCTATCAACTATAATTGGCGTAGTTGCCTGTGCTGTAGTACGTGATCCTACAAATCCAGTACCTGAACTGCCAGTTGTACCATCTGCTCCTTGAATACCTTGAATACCTTGAGTGCTACCCCCACCTCCACCTTCTGGTCCTTGTATTCCTTGTGTACCTTGATTACCACTTACACCATTATTACCTGTAGTACCTTGTGTACCTTGTGGACCAAAATTACCTTGTACACCTTGTATACCTTGTACACTTTGTGTACCCTGTATACCTTGTGTACCTTGATCGCCTTGAATACCCTGTATACCTTGTATACCATTAGCTCCAGAAAATCCTACATTGCCCTGTAAGCCTTGTCGTCCTTGTATACCTTGTGTACCTTGTCCTTGTGGACCCATAAATCCTTGTACACCGCCTTCACCTTGAACGCCCTGTGTTCCTTGTGTACCTTGTATTCCTTGAGTGCCCTGTATGCCTTGAGTACCTAGATTACCTTGTACACCTTGCGTACCTTGTGGTCCTTGGACACCTTGAGCTGCTACTGCGCCTGCGATACCTTGTGCTCCATCATTACCTTGTACACCATCTGCACCTTGTAGGCCCTGTACGCCTGGAGGTCCATTAAACCCTGGCTGTCCTTCCCATCCTTGTAGGCCTTGTTCACCTTGTAGACCCATAAAACCATCACTGCCTTGTAGGCCCTGACGTCCTTGTATACCCTGTATGCCATCAGTTCCTTGTAGGCCCTGACGTCCCTGCGTACCTTGACGTCCTTGTAGACCCTGTAGTCCTTGTAGGCCTTGTGGTCCAGGTGTTAATTGTATGTCCTGTAATGAATCATATACTTCAGTAAAGTTCTCATTGATCTTAATAGCAGATCTACGTAAACTATCACCAGTTCCATCATTGGGACTTGCTCCTATGTTTATGGTTTGCTTGGCCATTTTTAATCCTCGTCTACACTTAAGTCATCAGAATCGGAGCGATATAGGTTACTATCTATACTTGGCTCTGTTCCTGGTATAGCCTGTACATTAAATCTTAAGAATGCGGCTATTCTGTTGTCGCTCTCATTAATGCTCTTATTGGGATCACCCCATAATCTTAATCTTTTTAATACTACTGTTATTGGTGCATTAGGTGGTGGTTCTTCACTTAATACTAGGTATCCCACACGATTATTTCCAGTTCCATGATTAACTCCATCTGCCACAAACTCTGCGGGATAATTTACATCACCTTCTGTGCTTTCTGGATGTATAGTTTTATCATGTATAGTGTAAGCATTTTTTCTTAATCTTTTTGTGCCTACAAATACTTCAACATTATTTTGATTTGGCACAAAAGGTAAGATCAATGTATTTGTACTATCATCAAAAGTAACAGTTTCCTTGGTCCACACAATAGTTTCGTCATTGTAAGGCACTGTTTCAGAAGGTCCTATATCATTTACAGTGGTACCACGTAGATGTTTCTTAGGAACACCAGTGCCTAAAGTACCTCTTCTTAACTGTGTTAATTTGTTACTTACTTTAACAAAATATTCTATTCTTTCACCATTAATATATACTACACCAGGATTATTACTTTGTTTATCTGGCTCACCTATTTTACTAGCATCAGCAACAAGTATTTCCTTATCACTGGCTAACAAGTCACGAGATAATTCTGTGGTTCTATTTGGTGATATACGCTTATATGTGACACGATTTAACATATCCTTAAACTGCATAAAACTAATAGGTGTTCTTACAGTGTTAGATCCAAAAGTCATTAATCCATATACATCTGTTTCTTTTGGTAATACTGCTACTCTAATTGATTTTTTATCTTCTAATAAAATATAGTCAACATCTGGGGTCAATAATTTTTTATTTTTTGTTAGCCATACATAACTTGTATTCAATAATTGACGATCAAATTCAAATATACCTGCTCCAATTCTCGTCAAGGGTAGATAAAAAATGCTATTTTTAAAAGCTGATAAATTATTGCTTAATTGATTATAACGTCTTTGTATGTCCAATAAGTCATGATTAAACATACTGACTATTTCAATTTCAGTGGCTGCTGGAAATGGTGTTTTAAATTGAATATACGTACCACCTGTATCGTTGTCTATTGTGTAATCAGAATTTTTAGTAATAGCTACAATGACTTCGGTATTATCTTTATAATAATTACTCTTAATTTTAATTTTTCTTAGTAATAGATCCAATGTATAAGCTACACTTAAACTAACTCTAACATTATCTATGTAAACTACATAATCATTTAAACTGTAAAGGTCAATGTTAGCCTTGTCTAATGGTATGTCATAATCTGTTTGACCACCAGTCATTGTAAAACTAAATGAATCAGCACTGTTTAAAATAAGATTTCCTACTCTGACTACTACATTAATACCTAAAGGTAGTTTATTACCTATGGGATTTGACAGGTAATATTTTCTACTTACGCCATTAGACGTAATATATTCTCTACTTACTACGCTTTGTGTGTCATCATCTTCGGCAAATATACTGTAATTTACCACAGTATCTGGATCTAATTCAAACGGGAATCTTATACCTAGTAAGTCTGGGGCACCTTGCTCAACAGTAGTTTTAAAGATTTCACTATCTCTTATCAAACCAGACACTAGAGTAAAGACTTTTAAGCCTTGTTTATAAGGATACTTTGTATATATTTCTTTGGTTGTTTCTTTAATTACTACAAGCCCAATGTCCAACAAACTACTACCATTAAAACCAAGACTGGTTATTGCCACCAATGTTCCTTCTTGTGGGGCAGATGGTAGTGTTATAGTTAAATTATCGAAGTCAAAGTCATAATCAACGTCAGGTTTTAGTATATTTTCGCCTACTTTAACAATTACAGCCTGTTTATTATTAGGATACTGACTAACTTTGTACTCATTTTCTACTCCATCACCAAAATATACATTGGTTATAATATCACTGCTAGCGCCAATTCTACGTTCAGATACTTTTATAGCCAATGTATCAACTACATGTCCTGGCAGCATTTCCTCTGGTGCTGGACTAGTTCTAGGCGTAATAAATCCATCACCATCAATTATGATATCATCAGCACGAAGACCACTGGCTGTTCTGTAGGCGCTAGTATCACTTAAGTTTCCGCCTTGAATTATAGTATCAAATAGTTCTTCTTCGCTAGGTTCTTCTTCATCCCAAGCACGTTCTCCCCAGCCATACTCACCGTCCCAGCTATTTGGTCTTTCAAAACCCAATCCAGTTATGCTTACACCACCATAATCTATACCGGTCATAAGTTGGCTAAAGTCTCGCCCTAACATTCCTAAAGTTGGATCATAGTAATGATGTATTCTTTCATTGGCGTTAAGATGCATGAAATCTTTTTTGTATGTTATAGTGAAGTTAATTTCATCTTCTGGGGCTGTGTTAAACACTAAAATACCATAATAAACTTTATAACCTTTGTTTGTATGGTATGTTTTTTCTAAACTATAAGAACTTTCAACTAATTCTTGACCATTAACTACTACTTTATAAGATCCTAAATCAGTTTTAGGACTATATTTTAAGTTAAATCTAGCAGTTTCCCCATCACCTATAAAACTTTCCTCTATGATTAAAGGTAATATGTCCTCTGGTTTTTCCTTCATATATCTGTCAAATTTCATACTGATCAGATTACTACGAATAAGATTACCACCTAGTATAGCATAAGCTTTAGCTAATTTTCCTGTTAGGCTCAACCCTCCATCAATAACAATTCTAGGTGGTTGAAAATATCCCTCACCCTTATCAATAATATCAATTTTTACCAGTTTGCCTCTAACAATATAACCAACAGCCCGAGCTGAGCGAATACAAGTACCTTCAAACCTTATTATAGGCTTGCTAATATAATCATCGCCTTGATCAGTAATAACAATTTCACCTACAGTAAAACCAAGATTGTTACGCCAGGTGTTCCAAGGAAATTCACTGACTATGTTTTCATTATCTACAGTGATTGAGTTGTCTATAAACTGTGTTTGTATATTAATAATTTTATCAGTAGTGTATGGTGGTAGATCAAAATCTGTAATTAAACTTTGACTATTATCTACATTATTGTATATACTGACAAACTCACGAATTTTTGTTCTAAAAGGTTTAACTTCTTTAATATATTGTTCATAATCATTTAAATTATCATTTTTATAATTTATTTTTTGTTTAAATGGGCCCACATTATGTAGGGCTTTAACAAAACTAGATTTTAAAATCCAATTACTAAATGGTTGTTCGCTTAAAATATATCTTAAAGTTACAAAAAATAGTTTAATATAAATGATTCTTCGGTCATCTATAAGAATTTTATTCTTAAAACTATTAAGAATAATTCTTAATTCAGTTGTACCTACAGCATCATAACTATTTGTATCATAAAGAGATCCATCAAATCCTAATTTAGTATTGTTAAAATTGTAGAATTTATTACTAATTTGAATAGCACCATTATTTTTGCCTACTAGTTTATAATTTTTAGTATAGTCTAATGAGGCAACATTATTGTATTTTTCCAATAGTATCCATTTACTAGTTGATCCAGGGGTATTAACTTTTACAATTTGACCAATTTCTACATCAATACTAAAAATTCCAAATATGCCATTTACAATATGATCTATTTTTACAAATTGATTATATCCAACAGCGTACCAATCTATATAATTCCAAAAATTATTGACATCGTATTGTTTTGTTCTAGTTCTATTCCAGTTTTCTTTAACTGGATTGTAGCTATAGATTGTCCATGATCCAGTAGTTTCACTATCATTAAGTACAAGTACGCTTAAAGATCTCACAGTAATGGTTGTATTAGTTTGATCATAACCTTGACCACTGTTTAAAATTTTAACACTTGTTATTGATCCTAAACTATTAATTAGTGTTTTTATATCTGCTGCCTGACCACTGCCTAATATAGTTAACGTTGGCGGATATTTGTACCCAAACCCAGCATCTAATATGTCTACTCCAACAATTTTACCTTCTTGTATTATGGGTGATAATTGTGCTTGTACAAAAGTTTCTGTAGTAATAAATCTTAATTCTAAATCTGTATCTTTTATATAATCATAGTAACCAAAATTTGTATTAGGTGGATCGTCTTTTAAAAACAAATCACTAATATCAATATTATCAATTTGAATAGTTTTCATTTCGTAATTGAATCTTTCAATTACCTGTTTTACTGCTTCTATTCTATTGATAAACATGCCTTGACGTGGTTTAAAATCTATACCATATCTTTGCTTAGGACTCAAACCTAAATCTGGAGTCATTTTTCCATTTTCATCAAATCCAACTAAACTATCAACCCACTTACGCTCTATATTATAGGGTATTTCAGTTTTATCATTTTCACTGACAATTTTCCATTCAGAGTGAATGTTTCTTTTTTCTTTATCGGGTATGGTCCAATACTGTATGCTTAGGGCCACATCCTTATCTTTTAAAGATGCTTTGGTGTTAGCAACTGCCAATGAATTAGTGTCTAAAAATGCTACATAACTAATACCATAATTTTTAGGATCAGCAATTAGATTTGCCACATCAGAACAGCTTGTAGTTCTATTAATAATATTAGGTGTTATTTGTTTATTTTTAACCCAATAATAATAGGTTGTAATAAAGGTTTTACTTACACTATCGTAAGTTTTTTTACTACTGTAAGCATTATTACCATAAAGACTAGTTCCACTAATACCTAAACCTAAGCCTTCTTCACTATTAGATAATTCATCCCATTGTTCTGGTAGTAATCTTGATGATACCCATTCATATACATCTATACTGGCCGTAGGGTACAGCTGATTCCAAGTATTATTTCTATAAACAACGTCACCCATTGTTGGGTCTACAAATCTAGCTCGTCTCAAATCCCACCATAATACACCAACATATTTGTCTAACCATGGCATATTAGCATCAACATTCACTGTAGATGCGCTAGTTTTAAAAGAGTATGTTGCAGGATCATAAAAAGTTTTATATCTAATTTCTTGATCTGCTACACCTGAAATCTTACCCTGTATAGGATCTATAATTTCTAAATATTTGATTAAATTATTTTCCTTAGTATTGTAAATAAAGACCTTTTTAAATACTTCTAAATTAATTTTAGGAGTTTCTGTTAGATATTCTTTCCAAGTAAATTGATTATCAGGCTTAGTATATACGTAAATTTTACCAGTGGAATCATTGTCTAAAGGTGCACCTACAACTATGTTGTTATTAGCTACATCAAAACTTGAGCCATAACCTTCAAGCTTTTTATCTACTGATAAAGATTCTGAGAAAACAAATTTTGTTAGATATTGATCATAAACATCAACTCTACCAGTATCAATGTTTAGTCTAGTACTATCTACACCTATAAAACTTGAACTACTAGAGTCACCATATTTGCTGAAAATTACCAAGGTACGTTCATTATTAGTAAATTTAAGTCTATATCCGTATTGTTCTCCAAATGCTTCGTCTGCTTCAGGGTTACGATTATCTATAGTTTGTAATAAATGATAATAATCACAATCATTCATATAAATTCTAACTCTGCCTTGATTAGATTGGATTACATCTTCCATAGTACTTGATACAGCTAATAAGTTTCCTGTCTCACTAAGTGCTAGATCAAAACCAAATCTTTCTTCTTTATTACCCGCTAGATCTAATACTTCTTGTCTAACATATTCATTTCCTACATGTTTGTAAACAAATACTTTACCCCCATCATTAAGACAAGCACTAGTAACTAATTTACTAGCATCCTCATTGATATCAAATGCGTAGGCAAATGGTTCTTCATTACAATTGTCTTGTGGAGCAATAGTATCGTATAAATTCCAAGTATTATTAGTTCTTTTGAATACATAAATTTTACCACTTATACTAATACTGTCTGTGGAACTTATAAAAACAAAATCATCTTCATCACGACGTGCGAATTTAATTTTATAACCAAAGAATTCATCTTGAATTTCAGGATTAACTAAGGTATCCTGTTCTTCATAAACTGAGTTTTGATTTATTTTATATATTTTAACAGTGCCGTTATTACTTGAATTCATATAAGCCACTGCTATAAAATCCCCAACTGTATCTACAGCAATTTCTTGACCAAAATTATCAACACCAGTTTCTTTAATAATTTGTACCTTGACCCAATTTGGTACTCCAAAAGGTTTTCTATAAACAAATATTTTTTTATCATCACCCTGTGTTGCTACTAGCATAGTGGTAGCTAGTTTATTAATACTAACTTTGAATCCAAATAAACTATTAGATACTAGTGAACTATCTATAATTTTTTTAGTATCATAAACTGGTATATTTTGCCATATTGAGTTTGTATTATCAGTGAACCAAACTAATTCACCATAGTTCCATGCGCTGGTTTTATATTTTAAGTATTTAGGTACAATCAAATCATCAATATTTTTAAATCTTTGATTGGTAATTTTATAAACTAGTATGTCATTTAAGGGTTGACTAATAGCACTAACTGTTTCTACAGTAACAGATTTACCTGATACGCTTACTACTTTGGTAAAGAAATTAGTTTGAGATGACTTTTTACTGAAGCCTAATATGTCATTAGCTTGTATATCTGATTCTACATCAAAAGTTATGGTTTTATTATTAACACTTACAATGTTTAAATCTAAATTACTGAATCTATATATGCCCCAATCATCACCAAACTCATTGATTTTGCCCTCAAACCCACACCAAATATAATCCCCGTCATTTAAAGTTGTAATATCTAAATTTAATATGTCAATACGACGATCAATAGCATATGCTACCTGATCTAATCTAACAAAACCTGGTGTTTTTAAATATGGTGTATAATTTTCTACAGTTGGCCATATGCTATAATTAAAATTATTTGGTTTTAAATAAATGTCATTGATACTTTGTCTTATTACAAAATCAACTAGGCTATTATCGACTACTGGTACAAGTTCTAAATTTTGTGGTTCAACTTTGAATAAGGATTCATCTAGTGTAAATTCTATTTCTTCAAAGGCATCGTTAGAGCCAAATTGTCCAACTCTTATTAACCACTCTTCAACAAAATCTAAACTGTCCTGATCAGCACTACTTAGAACGTCAAATAATTTATCTAAACTATTAGCTGTACCTTTTTCTGTGATCATTCCTTGATAGAACTTAAATTCACTTACATCATTTTGAATAATATTTTCTAAATAACCACGTTTTTGATATCCAATTAAATGTTGAGCTATACGTTGTTGATTTATATCAAAATTATCACTTTCTAAATCATAAAAATCTGTAAATTGAAGTGCTTTATAATCCCAGTTAGGTAATAATTTTGACTCAGGCTTGTTGTCAATTTTAATCCAATTATTATTGCTAAATGATTCTTCACCTATTACTTTATTTTTAGCAGTATAATAAAATTCCTTATACTTAACAATATCTCCTAAATTGTAATCTGTGTATTGTGCCCACTCTTTTATATCAGCTCTATCATAGATGAACCCAGGAGTATCAAAACTAGCATTCCAATTAATTGTTTTATAACCAGTGACACGTATTCTTTCTTGTCTATATCCAGATTCTATATTATAAATTACATCATTAAATTGTGTAACATTATCAATGACTAGAACGTGCTCTTTTTGTATTAGGTAAAATCCAGCACCATATATACCTTTGATATTATTTTTAGGAGACAAAGTAAAAATATTATCTGAACGCATATAATTCAATTCATCAAAGTCATATTTTATGCCATCTGCTGAAAAAACTTCGTATGAATTAGATATGTCATTAAAGTTATCAACTACAAAATAATTTAATGCTAGATCCAACTTCAATGCCGCTGGGCTCACACTAATAGCACCGGCACCGTCTAAATTAATTTCATCTACTTTATAATATTTTTTTATATCAAAATTTTCATCAGTTACATGATCAAGTAAAACTTTATAAAATTCACCATTATAAAAAACAATATCAGTTGATTTATAAGCAGTATAACTTTGCCATTCATTATAATTATCTGTACCAGAACTCCAATTTTGTGTGGTCCAAAATAAAAATTCTTTTATGCTGTATTCCCAATCAGTAACATTATTCAAATCTTTGTTAAAATTATCAAATAAAAATCCTTGATCTTTTAAGTATTCTCCATATCCTTGTAAAAAATCAACTACTTCTTGAATACTACCTAATATAGTTCCGTAGTTAATAATTAATGGAATTCTATCAAATTCACTTCTAATATTAGCATCTCTACCACCCACAATAGGTAATGAGCTTAAAGGTTGAAGTAGATCATAATCTGGTGAAGTTGAGCTGGTATGACTAACCTTTACTCTAAAATACGAATTATCAATTCTTACAATATTTCCTGAAACGTATCTTTGTCCAGTTTCCCAATTAATAAAACTTTCGCTAATTCCACCTACATTAATATTTGATCCTGCTTTAGTCCAATCATAATAATAAAAATAAGGTTGTGTTTGACTATAACCCTTTATTTCATAGCCTATTCCATATCTAGTAGTTAATTTTGTTATAACTACACCACTATAAAATAATCTTTTAATTGGGCTGGAAGTATTTAAAAATACTTTGTAATTTTCTTTTGGTATGAACACTCCACCGCTAGCACTTATATTTTTACTGTCTAATATTAGATTAAATTTTTCTTTACTAGTATATCCAGCTAGCCTATGACTTAGCTTTGTTGTAAGAGTTTTCAAATGAGTTTTGTATTCTAATAAGTTAGCTAGATTATCCTTAGTCAAATATTCTATAATATAATTTACTAGCCCAGAAGTATATACTCTTTCGTTATCATTATATGTTGATGGTACAATTAAATCTTCTAAGCGTAGTCGTAATCCAGTAGGTTCATAAACTAGTTGATCAGCAATATTTCTTTTTATTCTGCTTCTATCCAACAATAATCCAAAAGCTGTATTAGGTGCCATAAGAATTATACTTTTAATTACAGCAAAAGGATAATAGCTACTACGTCTCCAAGTAGTTTCTACAGGACCTCTGTCTCCAAAAACATAACCTTTGTCAATTCTAGTAGAAAAGACACCTGTTGCTAAGTTAGCCTTAATTGGATCTAGTAAATTGCCATCTTCATCAACAGGAATATATTCTAAAATTGGCCTAATATATTTTTTGTTTACTACAGGCACACGACTAGGATCTCTAATAATACCATTCTTTAAATCATCCCATAATAATAAATTATTACTGGTGTAGGGAGCAGGGCCATAAACACTGTCCCACCAGTTTGGTTTTACTGTAAATCCTAAACTTTCCCATGGACATATATGAATACGATCTGTTTCAAAATACCAATGATATATTCCTCTCCAAAATCCTGCTAATTTAGTTTGGTCCGAGCTGGCTGTATCACTAAAATTATAGGTAAAGGGGTTATTGGGTAAAAATATAGGTTGTTTGGTAAAATCCGTATCAATTAATGTAGACCATCTAAAAAAGCTAGGAGCTAGTATTTTGTTTACATTATCTAAACTATAATTAGTTGTTCTATTAGCACTAGGTAAGTAATTATTCAAATCAAATATTGTAGGATCATAATCTACTTTAATATTATTAAAAATTCTTTTTTCTAATTCAAGAATTAAATCATCCCTAAAATCATTATAAGCTAAAATAATGCTACCATCATGTCCTTGAATAACATTTTGAGGGGTTAATAATGTTGTATCTAAATATTTTCTAGGTTCGAATTTAGGATATAATCCTAAACTTGTAGGTGTCTGAGGTACAAAACAACCATCTGTAGTTTCATATTCGTAAACATCAATAATATCTAGTTCTTGTAGATCATAAAAAAACTCTACATAACCTTCATTAGAAAAAACATAATCACGTTCATGAATAAGTTGAACATTGTTCACATAGATATAAACAGCTTTTGCGCTTAAATATCCTAGAGAAAATAAACTCATTAAAGGATATCTTCTGTTTCTTGGGTCTGCTACTTCAAAAGAATTTTTCACATAACCACTATATGCTAATGTATCACTAAAGTAGTAAGGAGAACTTTTAATTTTTCCCTTGCTTAAGCTATTTAAAATTGAATCAACAGTATCTTTTACTGTTATAACTTCTTCAACTTGATCAAACTTGTATATAAACGCACGTTTAAATTTTCCATAATCATCACTGGCTTTTTCTAGTGCTTTAATTATGTTGGCGCTCTTGCTAGTTAAATGATATAATGCTAAATTTAAACTACCTGAATGTTGTAAAAATTTAGTACCAATAGTGCTTAATCTTGGTTGATCTCTTAAATTACTGGACCCAGGAAATATTCCTTCAAAATTTTCAACATTATCTACAATACTATCTACATGATCAATTACTTCACCTAAAGTAAAATCTATAAGCTTTTTATTCAAATTGTTATTTTGAAAATTAATAGGAAATTCATAATATCCATTTTCATTTTTAGTTTGTTTACTATAACATTTTAATGTTATAACATCATTTTCGTCTATGTCATTGTTTAAAACAACTTCTTTGTACAATAATCCAGTGATAATATTAAATTCATGTTTATAAACACGTTTACCATTTTTATAAACCTTTACTTTCAAATCATCAAGATCATTGATATCATCATAGATATCTAAAGGAAAGTTATTTTTTATTAGTTCTTTGCGTATTCCTATGTTTTTAAATTCTTGTTTAAAAATTCTTATAATTGGTTGTACGTTTTTAAGTTCAGATTTAACCCATCCATTAACAAATTTTTCATTACCTACATAATCATATTTTTTTAAAAATTTATTATCAGTATTTTCTTCAATAATTTCCAATTCTTGTTTGTAAGAAAATGTGTCATTAACTAGATCAAACCTAAATAAAATATCACCAATATTATTGATATTTCTATACAAAAGAGGAAAGCCTAATTCTTTATCCACTGACCCTGTACTAGTTTTGTAAGAAAATATTTTAGTTCCTTTAAAGGTACTATTGCTATATCTATTTGAGTCAGTTAAACTTATTCCATTATTATCAAATAAATCAAATAATGGTTCTTGATTTATTTTGATTTTATTTTGACCAAGTACCCATTCAGCTCCATTATACCAAAGCATTTTGCCTAAATATTCGTTACCTCCTAATACTAGAACTGTTTCATTTAATTTAGGTACACTATCCGGTTCTTCCGCAAGATGTATACGTCTTTGTTCTGTGCCAATTACTTCATCATAAATGTTTAAAAATTCAACTTTATAGATTTTATTTCTAATTAAAGGATCTTCTTCGGCAACAAAAATTACTCTGTGGCCATTTAGTAATTTAACGCCATCAATATTGTATCCTAAGCTTCCTTCAATTATGCTAAATGCGTCTCTTGTAAAATTATCTACTAAATCGACATTGTTTTTACTTTTGGATCCAAAGTCAAATAATTTTAAATTACCAACAAATTCTATAATTGGTCTGGTGGCTCGTTGACTTTGGTCAAATATTGGTTGTTTACCTAATATCTCTGCTGTTTTTACAATAACATCTTGATGGAACCATCTATTATATCTACTCCAACCATTCCTATCTATGCTGGATCTATTAATTGTAATATAATCTTTAGTTAAGGCAGCGTAATTAATATTATTAAAAGGTAATTGATCAAATCCATTTGAATCATAATTAACATCTATGTAATTTGCGTAATCTGCTACAACTTCCAAATTCTTTTCTGATACTAAAGTTATACTTTCTCCTACACCTTCTACATAAAAATTAGTATCTTCATATTGTTTAGGACTGACACGGCCTCTAAATCTAATTTTCATTCCGTTGGTCAGTTTAATACCATTACCTAAAATATAATCTTTTTTACCAATTAATTCTTCTTCAACATTAATTTCAGTGTTATCTTCTATGTCAAATATTTTAATTATTCCGCTACTATCAACATTATTTTCACTGACATAGAATAATAAATCAGGAGCATCTATAGGTACTTTAAATTCTATTATACCATCTTCAACTGCGAAATCACTTACACCTGTTGGATATCTATAATCTATCCCGTCTACTCTTTCAGTTTTAATACTAAATGGTTGAGCAGGTGCGTTAATTTCAAACCTATAAGTTTCACCTCTGTATAAGCGTATATCTGGATTTCTAGTTAGCCCATCTGGTTTAAACAAATAAGCAAAATTATCTCCCTCGTCAACTAGATTAATTTCAAAAGTACTGGTTGTATCTAATACTTTTGCTCCGCTTATAGATATTATTTCTGGACCATATGGTAACCAATAGTATTGTAGATAGTTTACAATTTTATCCCAATTTATATGAGGTTCCCAAGTATAGAATTCTTGTAAATTAAGTGTTTGATGATTAGTGTTAATACCACCTAGTACATCTACTGTATTGATATAGTCAATATAATCTTTAAAAAATGTTACATTGCCTAGGTCATTTTCAGCAATTAAACAAGGTTCTAATTGATAATCTTGTCGATCTTGTGTAGGAGAATCAATATAAACATCATCACCTATTACAGCTTTGGCATTTTGTTTACCAATGAATCCGTTTAATCTTCTAACAGTACCGCTTTGTATCAGAGGATCAATTGTACCTGATAGAAATTTTTTATTACTATCAGATCTAAAAATATTAGGTAAAAACTGACTGGATTTACGCTGTTTATTATTAAAGAGATTTGATGATTCGTCAGACATCAATAACTCCCTAAGTTACTTACAACATTTTGTTGACTTACAATATTACTGGTGGATGTAATTGCTCCACTGGCCATAATGGCACTTGCTGTAATAGATTCAATAATTTCAATATCATCGCTAGTAGCACCATTTATAAAAATTTGATTATTTTCAGCAGGTATTTCAAACAGACTTCCAAAAGTTAATGATGCTGATCTAGGTACTATGAGAACATTGACTAGATAAGGTGTTGTTCTATTCATTATGTAGGCAACTAATTCACTAAAATAAAAACTTTCTCCGAAATCCCAATTATCTAATGTAAAAAATTCATTAATACTGGCCAATACTCTAGCTTTAATATCATTGTCACTTATAATTTGTTCTGGATTTTTAACTAGTTTAAAACTTGCCTGTAAATTACTACTGGCTTTAGAACCGAATAGTATTTTGTATTTTACTGGATGATATATTACTTCATCACTCATTGCTTTAATTTTGTTTAAGCTAGGGCTTAAGGTCAAGGATAAACTATCACTACTTGGTGGTAGTGGTTCTTCAGATATTGAACCTGCTATCCATCTTCTAAATTCTATATCATATTGCTTGGTTAATATATAGATATCAATTAAATTGACGTGTCCTGGATCAATTCTGTTTTCATAATCACTACTGTGTACATATTGAAATTTAAGATCCCCTCTACCTTGATAAACTTTATAATCTAAATTATAAACAAACCTGCCTAAATTATTATCCCATCTTGCCAAGTTATTAGATTCAACTATATAAAAATATTGATTATGAATTTTTTCACTGATAAGAATATCATTTAAACTATTTTTAATAATTATATTAGAGCCTTTTTTGTATCTATAATCATACTGTCCTGTTATAGTCTCATATTTTTCTAGTGCTACAAATTTATTTAAATCCACGCTTAAATCTTGATTTAATGGTTGTACTAATTCTTCAAATAAATCTGGATTATCTACAACGCCATCAATATTGCTATCGTAAAAACTAATTTCTATCTTTTTAGTGTCCACATATCCATCTAAACCAGTATATTCTTTAACAATTTCCCAAGATAAATCATAAGTAAATTGATTGTTTAGGTTAGGTTTTTTATTAATGCTTAATACATTGATTTTATCTTTTACAATGGTATTAGTTTTTGTATCAAATACCTTGTTAGTTCCATCAAAATAAAATCTTATTTGTTTGTCACTTTCAAAAATATATCTCAATTTTCTAGTTTTTACAGTATAATACTCTGTATCAGTAGTGAATAAAATTAACCAACTTGAGTCTAAACTTTGTCCAGTTAAATCTCCAGCTTTGCCTATACTAAATGTATTTGTTATATTGAGATTATTGTCAAATATCACAGCCCATTGTTTAGATTCTATATCATATCTTATACCAAATGGTTTGTTAGCAAATATTAGACTGACCATTGTTGTTATTACTTTTGAATCTAAATTAGTTCTCCATATAGGAATAATTTCATCTATTATAGATCCTGTTGGAATCTCTACATTTAGTGTAACACTACCATCACCTGTAGTTAATTCTGGTGTAAGACCAAGGTCAACTATGTTAGTTAATCTTGTCCACAAATAGTTAGTGGTGTTAGAAGGTTGTAAAGATACACCATCATAATCAACTAATTTATTGCTGTTAGTTTTGTCAAATAATTTTCCAGTAGGGGCTTTAAATCTAATTAAACAGCCTACTTCAAAATGACGTAATATAGTGGTAGCGTCGTATCCTACAATGTCGTTACTAAAATCTATTAAGTATCCAGTAGAATAATTTGTACCTGAAGTTTTTTTAACCCATCTATAGTTCAAATCAGAACTGACTGGTATTCTTCCAAACTTATCATAATAAAAATTTCTTAGACTTGTTTCTTGTAAAATAGGAATTATTTTATTATAAATTATTCCTTCAATATCTACAGTGGTGACAAATTTAAATTTCATACTTTCATCATATTCTTCTTTATAAAGTATGCCATCATCGCCAAATAAATTTATACTGCTGTATTTTCCTGTAGGATCTGTAAGATCAAAATATCTACTGATTCCACTACTAGTTCTGTTTACACTTTTAATTTTTATAATATCCTGATCTACACTTAAGGGACTTATATTATAATCTTCGGCAGTAATCATTCTGCTTTGAGTATAATAAGTAGCAGGTGCTTTGGCCTTAATTTGATCGTTAGATTCAGTAGGACTACTATTATTAATTGAGCTTACCAATCCCATTGATATGCTTAATACTTCTAATTGCCCAGTATTACTAAAATAACTGAACTCAATAGTTACATTTTTCATATCCTTAGGATTTATTGTATAGCTTAAGCCATTACTAGTCCTATAATATATTTTAAAATCACCCTTAGGCAAATTACCAAAAACACCATCACTAAATGCCAAACTAATCCTGTCATTAGTTCTTGTTATAACACTATAGATGTTTCTAATATTTTTATTAATACTATTATAGATAATATTATTAGCTTCAAAGTTACTGACCTGTTGCCAATAGTCTGTTTCTAATCCATTGTTGTCTAATTTGTATAACCATACATCGGTATCATTAATATTAACAGCATTAATATCCACAATTTCATTAGTACTTGGTTGCCCAATATTAAAACTACCTGTGTTTAATGTACCTTGTTTGAAATGAGAAAAGAATCCAGTATTATTACTGGCACTGCCCTTACCATCATCTCTATAGAGAAAACTTAGATCTTTACCTATTAACGGTGGATCTTCAACTATTGAATTATCTTGAATAATTGTGCTGACAATTTCAAAATTCATAGTTCTGCCATCAATAGCTTTATTAAATGCGTATATAGGAACCACTGTACTGGCTGTTTGGAACCTATATTGTTCTGTTGGAATATTATAAATTACTTCTTTGGCCAAGGGATTTCCAAATTGAGCTGTATTAGGCAGGGCTGAATTAATTACTCTCAAAAATTGATCAAACCAATCATTATTTGAAGGATCATTCCAAATAATTTCTTGACCTGCTAGATTACGTCCATTTACATCAAAAATATTTTCAGTTGTACTAATACTGGTCCATTTAAGTAATCCAGATGCAGGTCTATTTCTTTTAGCATTATAGCTCAGTGTACGTGCTAATCTTAATATGCTTTCCCTACGTTCTGCTAGTTCTAAAAAATTTTCTCGGGCATTTAGGTCTACACGAAATGCTATGCTTTGTCCTAAAAAAGCAATCATATCTATTAGGGCTAGATATTCACTACTTTCAATATAATCATTAAAATCTTCTGGGAAATTTTCACGTAAGTAATCAATCATTACCCTACGTAGATTCTCAAAATCATAACTCTGAAAATCTGCGTTACGAAAACTTTGATATATTCTACGCCAGTCTTCAGCTACTAGTAATCTATTTTGTCTATCAGTTGCCGACATCGTTTTTCCCTTACTGGATATTTATCGTAGCTCAAAAACTACTAGTTTATCCAACTATACCTGCGTTTTGATCGAATCTATAGCGTAGTGTTTCACTAATATTGTAGGGCAAGTAGGTCAAATCACATTCAATTTGTATACCTGTTTCATAGGCTGTTACAATAATATTTTCACTTTGAATCCTAGGATCATAATTTAAAATAGTTTCTACATCTTTTAAGATTATATCACGCACTTCTTCGGTCAAGGGTTCAAAAATAATGTCCCAAATTATGGTTCCAAAGTTAGGGTCACTGAGTTTTTCACCCTTTCTAATATGAAAATGATTGAGTAAATCTTGTTTAATTAATGAAAAATCATATAAACTGTAATTTTCACTATCCGCACTTATAGTACTAAATCCTCTGTAAGTTCTAGGTAAAGGTGGAGTGTCCCTAAAACTTCTACCATTGACCTGTAACCTATCATATAATCTTTGAATAGCCATAAAATTATTTACTCTTTCCTAGTTTTAGCGAAAGTGTCCACTTTTGTTGTATATTTCTTAAAAAATTCAGGGGTCAATAAGAAATCACTGTTATCCTCATATCTTCCATCAATGTCCCTATCTGTTTTTTCTGGTTTAAATTCTAATGGATCTAGGTTCTCATGATGAGGCCAAGGTTCCATAATTGGTACACGACGCATGATAGTTTCAAATAATGTAGCACCTTCCTGATCTGGTACACTATACGTTTTAAGCACTAAGGGTTTTTCTGCTTCCTGTGCCTGTGTAGCCTGAGCTGCTCCTGGGCCATTCATATGAATTACGCCACCAGTTTCAATTATAGCTGCTGCTCTAGTTTCATTAGCTCCACCACTGGTTTGGTAGTAATAACCACCTATGCTTAAGTCATTGTTACCAGCTACATAATGCTTAAAATTATTAGTATGATAAAAATCCACAGCCCCCATGACCTTGTGTTTATATTCCTGCTCATAGGTCATGTCAACTTTTTGTACTACTTTTACTTTATGATTTCCGTCCACCATTAAGATATGATCCTTAATGACCTGTGTGTGCATTTCCTCTAAAACTCTTATATTAAAATTACGACCAGCCTCAAAATTTATATCTCTATCCGCACGTAGATTAAAATCTTGTTTGGTATGTATGCTGATACTGTCCTCACAGAATACATCCATTTTACCATCACTGGTCAATTCTATCCAAGCAGTGCCCCTAGCATTGCCTATATAGATTAGATCTTCGCTGTTGTGTAATAGTATTTGATGACCAGTACGTGTTCTAATCCGTATAAGCTCGTTATGAGGTATTTTGGCATCACCCTTCTCACCTTCTTCCACACTGGCATAATCTGGTGGGCCTTCACTAGCCTTAGTTTTTCGTTCAAACTTGTCATCACCATCATCCATGACAAAGCTTGAACCACCTAGTCTACTCACAGGACCTCTAACTATTTCATGTTCTTTTTTACCTACTTTGCCTTTGGGCCCATTTTTGTCTATTGGTCCAGGTGTACTAATTCCATATACAGCACTTGGTATATCTCTACGGGCACTACTAGTTGTAATTCCTCTAATATCATCTAATATTAGACCTTGCGCTTTAAATATTTCTGCGAATGGATGCTGTGGCTTTTTAGTTCTTGTAGTATCTTTTGGTATAGATGTTTGTAATTTTTTATTATATTCTCCTACTGGGACACGTTCTTCTATGCCATTTTCAACAAAACTTGTGGCAGCATAACCAGGTGTCATAAAGTTCATACTGAGATCTGGTACACAGGCTAGCCAATAACCTTTTTTAGGATCTCCATCTATAAAAATTACTATAACAGTGCTACCTACATCTGGAGGGACCATCCAAAATCCATAACTTTTTTGTGTGCCATCGTAGACGTTTTCCATACTACAGTATTCAACATCACTTACACCCATAAAAGGACTGGCATATTTTACAATGCGTAATTGACCTTCTGATTTGTCATCATTACCTGCTTGACGTAGTAGTTCTACTTCAAGACTGCCCATGTACTTGGGATCTAAATGACTGACAACTTTGGCCAGTAAGGGGTATGGTTCATTGTTATCCGAATCAATCGGACCCCTAGTAATTTCAGTAGTGCCGCTCATATGGGCATCAGTCCATTAGCTAGAGCTTCAGCTTCCTTACCTTCAAATGGATTTCCCTTACTATCAATATCTTGATTCAACATTCTATACATTAATAAATTTTGAGTAAACATGCCTTTATCAAATACGCTTTCAACTTGTAATACTCTATATAGCCCACTGAATTGAGGGACTATAGGACTTCCAAAATCATAACTACCTTTTTCATGGTTGATATCTACTGGGTTCCTAAATTTCATATTAACATAAACTTCACCTTGCTGATAATTAATAGCCAAGTCTGAATTAATTCCTTTTTTATCACTGGCCTGTGCTGTATAATTACCCATGCCACTGTCACCTATATAAAAAGGATCTCCCAATATAGTCATAGCTAATTCGATCATATCACCACCACGGGTAATAGCATTATGGAATTGTCTAGCAGCTAGGGTAGCAGGATCATCAGGTGTTGGACCACCTGCGTTAGCTCCCACATTCAACTGATCTGTCATATTTTGAGTTTTTAAATTGTCATCTTCTAATAATGGATTCACAGGCTCTTGTTCGTTTGTAGGTTGATTATTTTCTTTTTTACTATCAGTGGCCACATCTGCTTGTTGATTTCTTCTTTTTACATCTATATTACTTTTTCCACTATCAGCACTTAGACTATTATAAAATCCACTTTTAAAATTAATATTAAAGTTAATAATTTCTATATTATTACCTGTATAAATGTACTCATAATCTTTAATAGCTTGCTCTTTTAATCTTTTTATTCCCACTGGACTTTGATCAGGAGTTAAAAATCTACTATGATGTACAGGATAAGGTATTACCCTAAACACACGTATAGTAGGATATCTACCAGATACTAGCATATTGCTATCATTTTTAATAATATAAACCTGTGTATCTATACGCCACCAACTAACATAACCGTCATCATCTAAATTTTGTAAAGCGTTCCTACCATAGTCGCTGCCCAGTAATATTTGATTAATAATTGTAGGTATATCTGTTCCAGATTTAAAACTTGCCTCACCAGAATTAGTCTTGATGGTCACACTACCTCTGACATAAACTTGTTTCTTCTCGTCCCAAACTAATCCATCTTTAGCAAAACTAGCACGATCTTTTTTACTGGCATTATAGCCTAATGGTGATCTTCCTAGAGAATTGATATTTGTTTTTTGTTCTAAATTATATCCATCTGGTGCTTTTTCTACATTTAACTGTCTTAAAATATCACCATTGTTACTTTGATCATTTGGATTTACTGTAGCACCTTTTTCTTTACTGCTGTCATTATCTGAATAATTTCCTTTTAGACTGTCCACATTTATAGGAAATAATATCAATACTTGATCAGCTACTTTTAATTTTTGTTTTTTAGCCTGTTCTTTTAGAGCATTATTAACAATAATCTGTAAACTTTTTGTACCTTTTTGTAACATTTCTTGTACAGTTGCGCCTTCTATTTGAATATCACTTTTAACTGTACTGAGTTGTTTACTATAAGCAACTTCATTCCAAGGAACTGCTGTACAATCATACTTACTTCCCTCGGTACTGACCTTCATATCCAGTTCAGTGATCTTCATAGGAAAATGTTTAGTTGCTACTTTTTCAGCACTGACTCCTTGCTTTTGAAAATCCACATGACCAAAAAATTCTAAAGTAAGTAACACTGGCATTTCGACCCAATTTTTATATCCATTTTTCTTAGCTGCTACGCTGAGACTTTGAAAAAATAAACCTATGCTGTAAGGTTCTACAACACTAAAGCTCAACCCAGTACTGTTGGTATTACCAGTATTTTTTTCTAAACCTATAACACCTGTGATTCTAGCATTTTCAATAAAAAAGTCATATTTGCCAGTTGGGTTACTTGGTTTAATGGCATAAGGAGTTAATTCTGGTCTATCATCAGGATTGCCACTGCCGCTTTTTATTATGATGTCATGTATGACGCCTTTTTTATAGGTCAAGTCTGGAAAATTGAAATCATAAGGACTTAGTACGCTTAACGTCCAAATATAATTGTAACTAGCGTATTCGTGTAGGGGATTTTTTAAAGGAAAAGTCAAGTTAGGATCTAATTTTTTGACTTCTCTACCTTGAACATTTTCTATATCTTGTAGTGGCCCAGGTGGTGTAGGAAAATCCAACCCTAGTAAATTAATATCTAACCCTGGAATTTGAGTATTAAATTGGCTACCAAATGCTTTGGCAGCTCCTTTCATTTGATCCATGGTTTGATTAAGACTGCCCACAATCTGAGTATTACTCACTGTGTTAATTAAATTTTGTTTAGCTTGATTAAGTGTGGCTTTTAGAGGATTAGGTAATATGGCCATAATTATAATCCAAGTACTTTCATAAGACTACTTTTTTTAGGTATGTAAATTTGTACTCCTGGGACAAAATCAAAAACAGGATCTTCTATAACATCTAAATTTCTTTGTAAAAATACCCACCATAAATTTTGGCTTCCATATAGATCGTAGGCTAATAAATCTGGTCTATAGGCATATTGACTTTCTATGGTGTATAGAAAATCATCATCCTCCGCACTTACAGGTCTTATGGTCAATATGTCCAACTGATCACTAAGAACTCTAGTCAAATACCAAGGACTTAGGTTAGTATAATTCGCAGCCATCAGATATAACCTTGGTCAACATAGCCACCATTTAGGAACTTTTGTAAGTTGAATTCTCTTACCTTAGTTCTACTATAGACTGGCATTACTGTTATAGTAATACTGCTTTGAGTAGGCACATGACTTTCGTTGGATTTACTTTTTTTACTAGGACTTAATGCGGCACTTCTTGGTCTACCATTATTAAATTTATCCACAGCACCCAATAAAGAAGCTCCTATTCTACCTGCTTGTGTATTGGCAAAAGCATTTTTTACACCTGCCTTGAGCATGGATTCAAAACTTAATTTATTTGTAGGATTGTTTAAATCCATTTCATTATCATTGTTTTGAATGATGTTTTCCATCAGATTAGTTTTAATATAATCAACTTCTTTAGGCAATGTAATACTAAAACTTTTGACAACTACTGGTATGTTTTTAAATACAAAGTCACCGTAGGCATTAAATAACAATATAGGGGGAGGGTTACCAGAATCTGGACTAGAACCTGTAAACATTTTGGTAACTGTTCTTAAAAAATGTACAGTAGCCAACCAATATTGAGCTTGAACAGCATCCTCTACAGGAAAATCACCAACAATTTGTATATCGCTAACTCTACTATGTTGATAGGTTACAAATTGATAGTTTTGGTGAACTATAGGCTGATCAGTATAATTGGCACTGTGATTGATAGATATCGTAGGAGTGTAGGGAAATATTAATCCACCAGCATCAATCAATGGCTTTATAGTTGCGGGTTTATCCTGAAAAATTTTCATGGGAGGAATACTAAGTCTAACACGCCAATCCGTTGGATCATCACCATATGTAGCCGTTGATGGAGCACTGGGTTTTATAGGTTCTCCACCTTTGGGAATATTCATTGATCGAACTTGAGATAAAAGATTTGATGCGGCCCCTAATGCGGCCCCAACAGCAGCAGTTTTTAAAGCATTGCCCAATATAGACATATTTTTATCCCCTTGGCAAATATTTATTTGACTTTTAAATGTGTGTAGTTTATAATAACTAAGAGAGGATTATTTAATGAGTGTAAATTATCTTAATAACAAAGATTTACTAGAAGAAATTCATAAGAGTAAGAATACTTATTCTAGCTATACTAAGCCAGAATATCATCAATACGATATTATTCTTACTGGTTTGGATAAAATTAATATAAGAACTGTGGCTGAAGCCAAGCGTAATCGTGCCAAAAGATTAGGGGACGAGGAATATCAGCGTAGGAAACAAGCAGGGGAAAAGGTCAAACAAGCCGAATGTGAAGTAGATTATAAAAAAATGATTAAAACTGATCTAATTTTTAGAATAATGACCTACGAACATATTCCAGTGAATAAAACACGTAAGAAAAGTCAAAAAACTGAAGCAGATGGGCATGATCGAGTAAATTTCCCACCCTTCCAACATTGGAAATTTGATGAAAACGATGAATTAATCTGCGTAGGGAAGAGTCATTGGCGGGGTGGAGTTAAAAGCGGTAAGTTCAGTAAAGATCATGGACAAATAACTAACACACTGGCCCGTATGTATATCAAATTATGCGAACGATATGCTACCCGTGGTAATGTGCGTGGCTATACCTATAACGATGAAATGCGAGCACAGGCTATACTACAACTCACACAGGTTGGACTACAATTTAATGAAGCTAAATCGAACAACCCATTTGCTTATTTTACTGCTGCTGTTACTAACAGTTTTGTACGGATAATCAATATTGAAAAACGTAATCAAAATATTAGGGATGATATATTAGAAATGAACGATATGGCACCAAGTTATACTAGAACTAGCAATGCTGAACACACAGCCAGCTTGAAAAGGTATGAGAGAGAAGAGGAATGAGTTTATTTAAAAAGGCAGCATTTTTTACAGACATACACTTTGGTCTAAAATCTAATAGTCAGACACACAATCAAGACTGTGAAGATTTTGTAGATTGGTTTATTGCTACTGCCAAAAAGAATGGATGTGACACTGGATTCTTTTTAGGCGATTGGCACCATAATCGCAATAGCCTTAATATTGTTACTATGGATTATAGTCTTAGAGCTTTGGAAAAACTGGGCAAAGCATTTGACCAGTTCTTTTTCTTTCCTGGTAATCATGACTTGTATTACAAAGACAAGCGAGATATTCATAGCGTAGAGTTTGGCAAATATATCCCAGGCATCACTGTCGTACATCAACCCATGACATTAGGTGAAGTTACTATGTGTCCTTGGCTAGTAGGTGAAGAGTGGAAAACTGTAGGACGTAAGGATGCTCGCTATATTTTTGGTCATTTTGAACTGCCCAGTTTTTATATGAATGCCATGGTACAGATGCCTGATCATGGCGAGATACAACTTGATCAGTTTAAAAAGTATGAACTTGGCCTAAGTGGGCATTTTCATAAACGCCAAAATAAACAGAACATGCACTATATTGGTAATGCCTTTCCACATAACTACGCAGATGCTTGGGATGATGACAGAGGTATGATGATCCTAGAGTGGGGAGGTGAACCAGAATATCACGCTTGGCCTGATCAACCTACATTCAGAACTGTCAAATTGACTCAACTTATAGATGAACAAGAACGTATAATAAAACCTAAACAACACCTCAGAGTATTATTAGATGTAGATATCAGTTATGAAGAAAGTGGTCATATTAAAGAAGAATTTTTTAACAAATACGAGATTAGGGAGTTAACTTTGATACCTGAAAAACGTGAAGTTGAATTTAGCAGTGATTTAGAAATTAAACATTTTGAAAGTGTAGATCAAATTGTGATGAATCAACTGACCAGTGTAGAGAGTGATACTTACAATGTTAAACTATTAATGGACATTTATAATAATTTATGATTAAGATACAGGATCTTAGTGTTAAGAATTTTATGAGCGTGGGTAATCAAACCCAAGCCGTCGACTTCGGCCGAGAGCAATTAACTTTAGTATTAGGCGAAAATTTAGATCAAGGAGGTGATGATTCAGGAAGCCGCAACGGCACCGGGAAAACCACAATCGTCAATGCTCTAAGTTATGCGCTCTACGGCCAAGCATTAACCAACATAAAGAAGGATAACCTTGTTAACAAGACCAATGGTAAGGCCATGTTAGTCAAGTTAAATTTTGAAAAGAATGGTGTTGAATATCGTATTGAACGTGGACGTAGGCCCAATGTGTTTAAGTTTTTTGTCAATGGCTTAGAACAGGAAGTCATTGATGAAAGTCAGGGTGATGTAAGAGAAACACAGAAAGACTTAGATGAACTATTAGGTATGAGCCATGATATGTTTAAACATATTGTGGCATTGAACACATACACAGAGCCATTTCTAAGCATGAGGGCTGCGGATCAACGTATGATTATTGAGCAGTTATTGGGTATTACCTTGCTCAGTGATAAAAGTGAAAGCTTAAAAAATCAAATAAAAGAAACTAAGGATAAAATAGTACAGGAATCTTCTACAATTGAAGCAGTCAAACGCAGTAATGAGCGTATTGAACAAAGCATAAACAGTTTATATTCTAAACAACGTGCTTGGCTCAGTCAGCAGGAACAAGATTTAGAAAAGATTGCTAACAGTATTTTAGAACTACAGAGTATTGACATTGAACAGGAATTAGGACAACATAACAAATTAAAAAGTTATCTTGAACTAAGTGCTCGTATCAACAGTCTTAATAAAGAAAAGGCTACATTAGAGACTGCTGTTAGTCAAGCTGAACGTAATGTTAAAAATTATACTCTTGAATTAAAAAAGTTAAAAAACAATAAATGTTCTAAATGTGATCAAAACTTGCCAGGGCATATGCACGATGAACTAATAGCCGAAGCTGAAAATAATTTAGATGAAGCACAAACTTATCTTAACAATGTGGATTTTAAATTGATTAATGTAGTAGCAGAATTAGATGAGATTGGTGATATAAATGGTAGACCTCAAACATTTTATGATACTGTAGAAGAAGCATTGAAGCATCAAAATAATCTTGCTACATTAGAAAAAACATTATTGAATCGTAGTGAAGAAGTAGATCCTTATCAAGAACAGATAGATGAATTACGTAATACTGCCATACAGGAAATCAGTTGGGATAATGTTAATGAACTTAATAAACTAAAAGAACATCAAGAATTTTTACTCAAGTTATTGACCAGTAAGGATAGTTTTATTCGTAAAAAGATTATTGATCAGAATTTGGCCTACTTGAATAATAGACTAAGTTATTATTTGGATCGTATGGGATTACCTCATCAAGTCAGTTTCTTAAATGATCTCAATGTAGAAATTACACAGTTGGGTCAGGACTTGGACTTTGACAACTTAAGTAGAGGTGAACGTAATAGATTAATTTTAGGATTAAGTTGGGCATTTAGAGATGTATGGGAAAGTTTATACCAAAATATTAATCTATTGTTTATTGATGAACTTATTGACAATGGCTTGGATGCTAGTGGGGTAGAAAGTGCTCTTGCTGTATTAAAGAAAATGGCCAGAGAGCGTAATAAGAATATCTATTTGATCAGTCATAAGGATGAATTAGTTGGTCGTGTAAACAACGTATTAAAAGTTATTAAGGAAAATGGTTATACCAGTTATGCTAACGACTTGGAGATCTTGGGGTGAAACCTCCACGTGATGAAGAACTCCATGATCGTTTAATGGATGCATTTAGGCGATATTTTAAGGCAAATCAAGAATGGGTTGAGAAAGGCACACGTAGGGCAGGATTAAAAACTAGAAAATTACTCAGTGAAATTAGGCATATTGCTATAGAACGTCGTGAAGTAATCATGCAATGGCGTTATGAAATAGACAGAGAAAAGGCAGAACGTAAGGCACTTCAAAAGGCAAAGAAGAAAAAGGTTGATGACAATATATAATTGATGTCATGGACTTATCAAGGCCAATTAGTTACAGAAATTCCAGAAGAGTATATAGGCTTCGTTTATCTTATTACGAATACACAGTCAGGCCGTATGTATATAGGCAAAAAGTTGGCACAGTTTGCAAAAACAAGTTACAAAATAGTAAAACTAAAAAATGGCACTAAAAAACGTAAACGAGTCAGAGGCAAAGTAGCAAGTGATTGGCAAGATTATTATGGCAGCAATGATGAACTCAAGGCAGATGTACAGAGATTAGGCACTGAAAATTTCACAAGAGAAATATTATATTATTGTACTAGCAAATCAGAATGTAGTTATGTTGAGGCAAGAGAACAATTTTCAAGGCGTGTATTAGAATCAGACGATTATTATAACGGGCACATTCAGGTCAGAGTTCACGGCAAACATATCAAAGGCAAAATTTTACACGGTTAAGGCTTGGCACTGGCCAATTTCAAGTGCCCCTATACCTGGACCCAGAGTCGCAGGGACGGAAAACTCACCGCCGTAGTGAGTACTCAGCCACTACCCGCAAGGATGACGATCACTTAAATGCCGTGATTTGGCTGTTTGAACAGAATTCAAGGCTAAAAGACGCTGAATAAGCACGTTAGTATATGGTGATAGCATACTGTATAGTAACCGCCGTTGTTGAAGACTGTGCTCGAGGTACCGGACAACCGCCTCTGTAATGCACTAATGCTATGGACTGAGCAACTCGCATAATGTTCCTTTCGCCCTCGGATGGGCGAAGAGTGACGTCACAATCTGCATAATATTAAGAAAAACAAAAAGCTTTTTAGGACGATAAGTCCTAAAAAAGAGTGAGCGTAGCGCACTCTCAATTAATAAATACCATATGAAAATTTATGAGATCGTCTCTGAAGAAAAAGTGGATGAAGGAGTACTTGGATTAGCTGCTCGTGGACTAGCTAGATTGGTTCGACCTGTTGGTAGTAAAGTTGACCCTTCTAGTGTGGCTAGTCAATATGGTACAAGATTTGGTGCTATGCGTGGTGCTGCTCGTACTAGTGCTCACTTGAAAAACATTCCACTTATAGGCAATACTCTACATAGATGGAATATTAAAAATTCTGTAAGAGCTTTTGAATTAGCTAAAATTGAAGTAGCTAGGACTATTACTAATAATTTGGGTAAAGATTTAATGGACATAGTTTTGTTATTCAATTTAGGTGATGCTGTAGTAAACTATTTTGCTGCTAAAGAAGTTTTGGATAATGCTAACCCACCTGTACCTGACTATGAAGTAAAATTAAATGAGCTAAGAGGAATATTGGTTGCACAAATTCTAGCTCCAGGTGTAGCTGTAGGTATGACTAAGGTTGCTGGTGGTTTGGCAAAAATTATCCCTCACCTAATGACCAAAATACCTGTCAAGTCTGTGGCCAAATCAGGAGCCAGTACAAAATTAGTTATTGATGCTCTTCAAAAAGTTAGTGCTGCCAGTCTAGTTGGATTATTGACTACAGAAAAAGGTATAAAATTAGTCACTGATTGGTTAGGTACCAGTGTCACACAAGGATTAGGTGCAGCCACTACGATGTTATGGAATTTATGTGAATTTTTATATGCCGGACTTCAAGTAGCAGGTGTAATACCTAAAGATGATAATCAACAAGCAGATAAAGAAAAATCAGCTGCTGGATCAAAAGAAAAAGATAAGGCAGGAAGTTCAACCCCTAGTGCCAGTGATATAGGCGGTGCTGTAGCTCAAGGTATGACCAGTGGTGGATCTGTGGATGATATAGCTGCTAATTTTATAGCTGGTCAATTGGGTAAGAGTTTATCAAAGTAAAGGTAGACCACTGCTCTTAGTCATTTCAATATTATTTTTAACTATACCGGAAAGTATTTGTCTATCATCTGCGCTGTAGACATGAAATAATTCATGTGCTGTCACTCCACCTCGCATATACCAGCTTAGTGTAAATATATCATCCTTAATTTGCATAACAGAATTGTCGTAGCTTTTAAGGAATTCTTCTAACTCAGAGTCCGGCAAATAGATTAATTTCTGGCGAAAAAATTTGC